GATTCTGGTTTTGATTTATTTGTTCCCGAAACTGTTACGATTCAGCCTGGTGAAATTAAATTAATCGATATGGGAGTTAAATGTAGTGTCTATAAAAACATTCACAATCATAATATTATTACAGGTAAAAAGATGACAAAAACAATCCCATCTCCTTATTATTTATATGCGCGTTCAAGTGTTAGTAAGAGAGGTATTATATTGGCAAATTCAGTAGGCATTATCGATAGTGGTTATCGCGGTTCTTTAATGGCCGCATTTTACAATACAAAGAAAGAACCAGTTTGTATTAAAGCCGGAGATAGAATAGTTCAAATTTGTATGCCAGGTTTAAGTTTTCATTTTAATATTGATATTGTTGATAATTTAAATAAAACAGCTCGCGGAGAACAAGGATTGGGTTCAACTGGTAAATAAAAAATTTATCAAATAAAATTATATATTATTATCCTATATGGTAGAAAATAATATAATCGTGAAGTGTCCTCATTGCGATCTACTTATTCAAATTTTAATAAAAGAATTTAATTGTAAGATATTTAGACACGGTATATTGAAAAGTAATTATAAACAGATTGATCCGCATTTACCCAAAAATAAATGCGATGAATTAAAAGCAAATAATCTTATATATGGATGTGGGAAGCCATATGAACTTATGCAAAAAAATGATAAATGGATAGCCGTTGCCTGCGAATATAAATAAATTTTTAATCAGAGCAAAAACATATCGGCAATGTATTTCTTATAGTTGCTCTTTTCCACATTACTAAGGTATATTCTCCACATGCCGGACAATTATACCCACCCCATATATTATTACAACCTAACCCAAATCTCCAATGACTAACGTGTTGTGGTGTATCATAAAAATATAAACTATCCTGAATAAAATTGTTTATATTTGTTTTTTTTGATGCTATTTTTTTAGCAAAATTTAACGAATTTATATCATAATATATATATGATTTTATGATATTTAATACATCCATCGGTATATTTATTTTATTTATAACCAATAAAGATTTTGTTGGATTTACAAAATTTCCTGGATACATTTATTTAATTTATTATAATTAATCTTTATTTATTTATTATTATTCAATAACTTATAACTCCAAATCAGACCCATCAAATAAACGGGTATAACCGCTTTAACAGGTCCTCTCTCACCTTCTACATTTCCATAATAAGCTTTGTATAAATAATAACCTACTACGGGCAGGCGAATAAAACTATACATATATTTTTGTAACTGTTTATACAAAACTAATTTCGCACTTTCGGGGTTTGTTTTAAGATAATGATACACTAAATATGATGGTAAATTCGATAATTCTCCCCAAAATATAGCATGTAATCCATAGTATTTACGAGGGTCAAATTGTAAAACATACACGCTCGCAAAATGATGGTATAAATAAGCACTTCTTAATAGATTATGTTTGTCATATTTTAACATACAAATACTATCATAAATAAAATAACCACAAGACCATATTCTAGCCGCATAAACCGTTTCACTACTATAGTTATTATACATTGAAACACCGCTAGCAACTAGAGCACCCGTCGCGTGTAATGCTGAAACATAGTTTCTAGAAATATTCATTGTTTTGTATTTGTTTATTTGATGTGTTAAATAGTAATTAAATAAAACTTGACTAGCTAATTGACATGGGTATAACAAACTAAGAGCCATGATTGTATTTAAAGTTTATTAAAAAATAAACTTTAAATGTATTGAATATATTATTTTTTTTTATTTCGAAAATTTTCAATATTGCTAGCTGGTATGCCCACAACAGTAATGCCTTCATCATCAATGTCTTTTGTTACCATACTTAACCCCCCTACCATTACATTCTTACTTACGTTTAAATGTTGCGCAACAAATCCATTACCACCAATAATTATCTCTTTATCTAGTGTTGAGCTTCCTGCTACTCCGGAACAAGCGGAAAATAAACACGAATTCCCCACATTAACATTATGCGCTATGTGAACCATATTGTCGAATTTTGTTCCTGACTCGATAACTGTATCACGCCAGCTACCGCGGTCTATTGTACAATTGGCCCCAATTTCAATATCATCTTTAATAATTACCCTTAGATTTTGAGGTTTTTTTTGTGGCAATGGTTCATGTTCCGATGCGGGAATAAATCCAAAACCATCCTGCCCAATACGGGTCCCATTATGTATAACGACCCTATCTCCAATATCGCAATTAGTAATAGAACAATGCGAACGTATATCAGCGTCATCACCAATATTAACGTTTGGTCCAATATAAACAAAAGGTCCAATATTACAATTTACTCCAAATCTAGCAGTCTTATCAATTACAACAGAAGGATGGATAGTAGAAAAATTAGAAGATTGTATATAATTAATTTTTTTTGGTTTTATTATATTCAGAGCGTGTTTGAACATTTTTAGCGTAGTATTCATTAATATAGAATATTTATCGTAATTTCTTTAAACAGTATTATATAATTTTAATTACCATAAGTAAATGTGACTTAATATTTTAGGATTATAATATCCTTTTGATTTTTTTAATTCTTTAATAACTGCATTTCTTTTTGTTTTCTCTCCCGAATGTCGAAAAAAATAGTTTTGTTTTTTTTTCAATGATCCATGATTTTTTTTTGTATAATAACCTAATTTGGTCGAATCTCTAAACTGTTGATAATCACTTCCGCCAAAATGTATTACTCTTGCTTTCTTTGTTTTAATATTTTCAACAACAGCCGTATATTTTTTCCCTTTACTAGTGCTTTTTTTTATGTTAATTATTTTTTCTTTCATATTTTCACCATACCTTTTTTTTTGCCCCCTATAGTAACCTTTTTAACACGGCGACGGCCGAATTTATATTTTTTCAAAGATTTTTTAGCTAATTTCAACGCTTTACTATTTTTTTTACAACTTTCCTCTAACATATAATAATCAACAGCTGATGCTTTCCCTCCAGTAATAGTACTGGCTAATCTGGCTCTACCCCACGAATGCCCCGTTTGATTTGGCCGGGAACCTGATGAAAAATATGCGCCTTGTCCCTTTTCAATAATTTTTTGTAACACTTTTTTAGAACAACCGGTTGCTTTTGCTAACTTGGCATTTACAACAATTTTATCAACCTTATACATTTTTTTTGCTTTAATTATATGCGGTGAAATCTTGCTTTTAAATGAACGAACTTTTTTTCTCGTATGATATTTCTTTGTTTTATACTTTTTTCTTGATTTTTTTAGTTCGCTTGAAACAATTTTTTTATCTTTTTTAGAGAGAATATCGGGTAAATATCTTTTTGGTACATTCACCATATACATTAACACAATATAAAAAATTATGATTGATATATTAAATCATAATTTTTACACTCAGTTTTTACACTCAGTTTTTACACTCAGTTTTACACTCAGTTTTTACACTCAGTTTTACACTAATTATCTTGTACAAGGTCTCGCCATTGATCTATTAGGTGAGGGCTTATCAAGAAAAACCTCACAACAAACACAATGACCATCCCAACAATCTAATTCTCTCTGAGGTACACATTTTTTACATTCTTTATAATTTGGACATTTAACTGGGTTACAATAATAACAACAATTGAAACTTTTGTCCCTATAATATTCTCCATTTATTATTTTCAAACATTCGCCGTCGCCAATACAAATTTTCCGATTCATATAATATTTAAAAAATAAAAAATTATATGAAATTTAACTTATCAGTCTAAACTATATCAAGCAAATAATCTCCCTTATTATTCTTATTTTCTTTGTACCACGATAATAAAAATGAACCCCATGCTATTATACATAAAACATTACCTACAATTACTAACCAATATATACATATATTATTCATAATGATTAGTTAAATACATATTGTTTTATATAGATTACAAGTATCTTTTCGGAGAGAAATTATTTTGTTAATAAATATCTTTTAATATACTCATATAATATCAAGATCACGATTCAATATATTTTATTTTATATAACTTTCCTATAATTCTTTCTTCTATTATTTTTTTAACACGTGGTATATGCTGTTTGGATGAAATTATTTTAATTTCATTTATATTTGGAATTTCATTTAAAATACCTACAATATTTTCGATATTTTCAATAGTACTAATTGATTTGTTTTCTTTAATAATATATTTACTAGGAATTTTTCCCTTTTCCATTAAATAATTCTTCATTACATAAGCCTCCGTGTGTTTTTGTTTTGCGATATTTCCACCAGATACAATCACTAAATCTTTTTTCTTATATTTTTCAATACATTTGTCCAATCGTTTCCTTAATGTAGTGGATATTTTCGAATTTTCTTTTAATTTGTTTCCTAGAACAATATAAATATTATTTATTTCTAAAGACATTTATATTATATAATAATAGTATAATTAAAACCATTTTTTCCATTCTAAAGTATTATTTTCATATGTTGATGTAGGGCGATCAATTGGGACAACCAAAGTACTTACATCATTTTTGTATTTAACATATGATACCGCTTCGCCATAAATTTGAGGTACAGAGTAATCAATCACCATCTTATTTATAGCGGCTACTTGTTGAGGTATATTATTTGGCAAATTTGTTGAATGTTGTAAAAAAATACTTCTCATTATAATCTTTAGGGTATCTTCGTCTTGATCAGCTATTTGAAATCTACCGTTCGATTTTTTATAAACACCGGCACGGATACCATTTTGAAGTATTCTAATATTTTCAGCGCTAAAGAATGCTGAAGATAAATTGCTGTTTTGCCAATTACCTGTTAAAGCATTTCTAAATGAAGTATCTTGTTGCTGTGTTGCGATTTTATCATGCATTTGAAATCTCATAAAAGGATTAAAACCAGTAATATTTACTCTTCCATTTGTTTCCATTTATTTATATTAAGTTTACAGAAAAAAATATCTATTTAATTATATAATGAATGGATTTCAAAAAGTGGTTTTAATTATTGCCAGTGTTATATTAATTTTAGCTTTAGTAATCATTGGTGTTTTGCTTTACAACAGACAGTACGATATTAAATTCCCCCCTGAAATTGGCAATTGTCCAGATTATTATACAAGTGGTCCAAATAATACTTGTAATAATAATTTAGATTTGAAGGTAAAAAATCCTAATTGTAACACCGGAAACTTTAGCGGTTATACCGGACAAGGAGCAAATAAAAAGAAATGTCAATGGGCTAAAACATGCGGCGTTACATGGGACGGTATCACAAATATGACACCACCGCTTTGTTAAACCATTTAAAGCATTGTTATTATTAATATTATTGTATATTAATAATAAATGAATAATCAAAGTGATTATACAGTTTTAGATAGATTAAATCTAAATACATTCCCAGAAGATTTATTACCTATTGTATATTCTTATATTCCCATTGATATTAGATTTGTAATTAATAAAAAAGAGTTTGATGAAAATTATTTGAAATCATTAAGACATATTATGCGCTCAAAAAACTTTGATAAAAACATAAAAAGAATGATAAGATCTGATAATTTACTATGTTTTTCTATTTTATTAAAGGAAAATTATTATTTTTGGATTACTATAAAAAATTTTAGAGGGAAGATAGGTGTAAACAGATGTAGAACAAATAATTATATATCATATTTAAAAGAATTATGTAATTATTATGGTTCTGGGAAATGTAAAACAAAACTAATAAATACAATAAAAACAAAAAAGACTAACAAAAATAAAGAGTTTAAAAATATTAAAATAAAATATACAAGATGGAACAATTAAATTTAAATAATATCTTAAATAGAACAAATCAAGAAAATAAATTAATTGAATATTTAAATTATTTTGAAGAAAATAAAAAAAATTTAACAGTAAAACGTGGTATATATATATACGGGTCGCCTGGTTCAGGAAAAACGGTGTTTGTTGAAAAAATTCTGAAAAAATTAAATTATGATATTTTAAAATATGACGCTGGTGATGTTAGAAATAAAAATGTCATTGATACCATAGCTAATAACAACATGTCTGATAAAAATATTTTAAGTATGTTTTATAAAAAAATACAAAAAATTGTTATTGTCATGGATGAAATTGATGGTATGAATAGTGGAGATAAAGGTGGTATCAATACTCTTATTAAATTAATAAGACCAAAGAAAACAAAAAAACAGAAAAAGGAAAATAATACGATGATACCAATTATTTGTATTGGAAATTATCATTTAGATAAAAAAATAAAAGAACTGATGAAGGTTTCAAACGTTATAGAATTACCAAATCCGGATGACATACAAATAACGTTTATATTAAAGTCATTAATGCCTAATATTGACCCTGTTTTATTTATTAATTTGTTAAAGTATGTAAATTATGATTTGAGAAAAATAAACTCAATATATAAAATTTACAATAATCAACAAAATATTTTACAAAATAAACTAATTACAAATATGTTCCAATCAAAAACACACAATGAGGATACCAAAGATATAGCAAAAAATCTCCTAACACAAAAATACAAAATTTCAGATCATAATTTTATTATGAATGAAACTGACAGAACGAGTGTTGGCTTGTTATTTCATGAAAATATTATTGATCCGTTGGAATTAATTGATGTTGGGATAAGTATTCCATTTTATATTGAAATATTAAAAAATATTACATTTTCGGATTACATTGATAGAATTACTTTTCAAAAACAAATTTGGATTTTTAATGAAATGAGTTCATTGATAAAAACAATGTATAATAATCATTTATATAATGAAAAATTCAATAATGAGTTATTATTTGAAAAAAAACAACCTAGATTTACAAAGGTTTTAACAAAGTATTCAACAGAATATAATAACATGTTATTTATTCAAAGTTTATGTCAACAATTAAATATGGATAAAAAAGATATGCTTTCTTATTTTATACATTTGCGTCAAAAAAATAGCGATGAACATATTATAAAATTATTTCAAAATGAAAATTATAATATTGGTAAACTTGATATTAATAGAATATATAGGTTCATTGATAATTACACGTTATTAAATTAATTTGAACTATTATCTTCGCAAAATTTTTGAAACGCTTCTGCGGTTCGTTTTCCTTCGTAACTTTTTATTTTATTTTTTTTAGAATCCAACAAAAGAATAGTAGGAAATGATGTGACTGAATATTTTTTCATCAGTGCCGGATTTTCGCTTCTCTCTACCATAGTTGTTTTGAGGGATGTTGTATTATTATTAACGAATTTATGCCATTCAGGCATCATTTTTTTACAATACCCACAGCTATTCATGTGTAATAATAACAGTTCACTGCCATCCGAAGAATTAGCAAAATTTTCACTCACCATCAAATTATTGTAAATAAATTGTATAAGTTTTGCTAAAAAATATACCGCTATTACAGATAAAGCTATGCATAATAAAGATTTAGTATCTTTGTTATTAACACATTTTTTAATTTTTTTTATATAATTCATTATATTATATAAAAATATTTTAATTTATATAGAAATATATAAATTTCGCAGTTTTTTATTTTTGATAAATTTTTTTAATTTAAGTTTTGTTTTTTTTACTATATCCGGATCTGAATTTTTTACTAATTTTTTTTTGTCGAAAGTATTATCATTATGACAAAAAACCAATATGGTTTTTATAGGGTCTAATTGTATAAAAGGTATGGTGTAGTTTTTAAGAAAACTTATTTCTTCGGCCATTTCAGCATCGTCATCGTATTTAGTTTCCTTTAACAATTTGCGTTTAAATGCGAATGTTCCGGCGGTTGCATGTTTTTTTCCATATGGACCAAATGAATAAATTTCTCCCCACTCCTTAAAATACATATAAAGATGACTACTTCCCGCCGCTAAAATATGCGCGTTGCTATTTAGTTTTGTAACAGCATGTTTAATTCTATCAGGTGGATAATAATCATCATCGTCCATATAAACAATAATATCACCACTGCTTTTTTCATGTAATAAATTTCTTTTTTTCCCTAATTTAAGTTTTTCATTATAATAATAATACTTAACACCCGGTATATCTTTAAATAAATCTTCTACTTTATCGCTTCCGTCATCAATAACAATCCATTCTATTAAATCAGATGGGTATGTCTGCGACAAGTAACATTGTATCAATAAAGGTATGAATTTCCGTCTGTTAAATGTTGGCGTACACACACTCACGGTTGGTCTGTTATTATTGGTTAGATGTTTCAAATTATTTTTATTTTCCATATAAAACACTAAATATATATATTTGTATATTTTTATATATTTTATTGTTAATAACTTTATTGTATAATAATTCTCTCTTGTTTTATTCTCAAATTTATTATGGTTGTTTATATTTTATTATTTATTTTTTTACAGTGGAAGTTTTATCTACTATAAACAAAATCAAACTTATTATTAAGCCCATGGCCAAAATAGCTTGCATTATTCTACCATATCCTTTACCAGTGTCTAAATTTAAATTTTTTGATACTTGTGTCGGTCCAGAACCCATTATACCTCCGATTGTCATATATGTAATCATTTGAATGTTATGCAACACCATAGTTGCCATGGTAATAATTGGAATAAAAAAGAACACGACGCCCCAAGGGGCTATGCCCGCTGAAAAGTTTCCCCACAAACATGATATAAAAGAAACAAGGGGTTGTAATACAATGCTTAATGAAATAATAACAGGCATACACCATGTTAAAATAAAACGTGTAAACAAATTATCAGTCAAAGAAGAGAATAAAGATAAATAACCGTATAAAATACCACGAGAAGATGACCATGAGTTAATTTGCATATTTCCAAACCATTGGGAAAAATACCCAGTTTCCCAATTTGAAGGTTCGTCGGCCCAACTATAGGGCCAGGAAGGCGGACCATTAAAAATATCAAAAGGTTTATAACCGTCAATGTCAACCTCAGTTAAGAAATTATTTATTTTTTTCGCTCTTTTAGATACATTTCCTCCAGTCATCGATTTACCAGTTGCTTTTGGTGTAATTCCAAAAACTTTCTTTAATAATTCTAAAATACTCCAATTTTCCCCTGCTGATTTTGCTCTTTCAAAGATATCCATTAAATCAGCGTGTTTCGTGGTATTGGGTCTATATGGTACGCTATAAGGATTGCTTGGCAATAAACAATTGGGTAATTTATTTTTACATTTTAATTGGTCTATGACAAAAGATAATTGCCAAGAACCCAGTATAAAATAAAGTAATATACCAAATGTAACTATCAAAGATACGGCCCAATTTGGTATATTATTAGATGGTTTCTTTGTTTTTTTATTTTGCCTTTGTTTTAAATTCATATTAATATATTAAAATAAAATAATATTTCTAAAATAATATTTAAAATTTTCATAATATAAATAAATATAATGAAGATTGACCAAACGCCCCAACTCGATTTCAAAGATGTTTTAATTCGTCCTAAAAGAAGTACTTTAAATTCAAGGTCCGAAGTTAATATTGAAAGAGAGTTTGCTTTCCCATATAGTTCTTTAAAATGGAAAGGAGTACCCATTATAGCCGCGAATATGGACACAACAGGTACTTTTGGCGTTTACAATGTTTTAAGTAAAAATAATATAATTACCTGTTTAAATAAATTTTATAATATTAAAGACTTTAAAAAACAAACATTAAACCCAGATTTTTTTATGATATCCACCGGCATTGATGAAAGCCGGTTCAGTGAATTAAATGAAATCATTCAGTTTACAAAAGCCAAATGGATCTGTGTTGATGTGGCGAATGGATACATGAAACAAATAGTGACATACTGCGAAAAGTTAAGGGCGTCTTTTCCTGATAAAATTATTGTTGCTGGAAATGTGGCAACAAGAGAGATGGTTGAAGAATTGATTTTAAACGGAAAAGTAGATGTTGTTAAAGTTGGTATTGGTCCTGGTAGCGCTTGTTTGACACGACTTAAAACTGGTGTTGGTGTTCCCCAACTAAGTGCTATTATAGATTGCGCTGATGCTGCACATGGTTGTGGTGGATATATTATAGGTGATGGTGGCATAACGTGTCCTGGAGATATGTCAAAGGCTTTTGGTGGTGGTGCCGATTTTGTAATGGTGGGTGGTCAGTTTGCCGGTCATGATGAAAACCCTGGTGAGGTTATCGAGGAAAATAACAAAAAATATAAGTTGTTTTACGGAATGAGTTCGGAACACGCAATGAAAAAACATTATGGTGGAATGAAAAATTATAGATCATCAGAAGGACGCCTTATTAAAATACCATATCGTGGTAAATTAGAGGATACTGTTAGAGATTATTTAGGAGGTGTTCGGTCTACATGTACTTACATTAATGCCAAATGTATCAAATATATGCCCAAATGTACCACATTTTTGATGGTATCCCAACAATTAAATACACATTTAGTATAAATACACATTTAGTATATTTTTTTGATTATTTTATGTATATAGTATATAATTCATGTCTATTATTAAATTATTTGTATCTGTGGTTATTTTATTTGTTAGTGTAAATTTATTAATGGTTTTATACAAGACCTTCAATCTTAAAATGCGAGAAGGTCTTGACGTTATGGGAAATAAAAAGAAATGTATGCCGGGCTGTGTCAAACATAAAGGAATTGATGGTGATTGCGATAATAAAATTTACAAAGATGACGATGATTTTTACCGAAAATGTTCCTATAGATGTCCGGGTCCTAATGACCCACTTTATGACCCAGATCAAGAATGTGAATATAATCAAAATTGCGAACCATGTGGAACTTTTAGAATAGGTACCGATTCAAAGGGTTATGCTTTAAAAACGGATGATACTAGACCAGGGTCAATGAGTAAAAATCAAAGTTTATTGAGTGAAGGTGAAGATTTTTTAGGAAAAGTCGGCACTGAAACTGAAAATACAGCTAGCTCGTGGTATAAAGACTTTACAAATGATATGACTTCAAGTAAAGATACTGGTTCGAACGGCATGTGGAGAAAAGATGAAACCGATTCTCAACAAGTTACACGGCAAGAATATGAAGCTATGGGTAGAAAGTTTTTAAAAGATGAATCAGAAAGAAAAAATATCGACGCACCCCCTATTTTAGATTCAGAAGCCGAAGTCATGGGAAGATTAGTTTGGAGAGTTTATTTAGCGGAAAAAAAACAAAAAAAATCAAAAAATCCAAATTTAGCAAAACAAAAAACAATGGAGCGTGAAACCCAATTAATAAATAAACTTTCACAAATTTACAGAACACATTCAGACTCGCAAAAGATTAACGCAAAACAAAACCCATTATATAAAAATTCAACAAACGTTAATACTGATACTAGCTCTAGAATGTATACCAACCAAAGAACGACGGGAGTGATGTCTTCTGCTGGTTCATTTCACCCAAGACAATCGCACCATATGTCAATGGTTCAGAATAATCAAATTTCGGGACCGCCCTTAACAGGGCACCCAAAATACACAGATTTAACAATTGCCACTGATAAATGTGGTTTAGATAGGGCGTGTGGTGGCATTAATGTAATGATGGATGGGTATATTTTAATGCCGGTTCATGCTCCTTTAAAACCAAAGCACGGACACAAAGCTTATATAAAAACTTCTCAAAAAGCTAATATAGATGCTGGTATCGATTTAAAGAAATCTGAAAAACAATTAGGACTTTCTAGATCATTAAATCCATCACAATCAATTACATCAGGTTTAGGAGTTTTAAATCCACACGCGCGTTATAAAACAGGGTTACCAAGAAATCCAAATTTAAAACCTAGTCCATACAATTCACTAATGAACTTATTTTCATAAATATTATTATATTTAATTATATATATAATAATATGGCATCATTAACAAGTGCTTCAGCAATCTCATCTAAAGGGGAGGCAAAACAAAGCGGTAATACTCTCACATCAATTGAAGAATTGGTTGATGGAAACCCAGAGACAATATTAAATGCTTTTAATAATCTGGGAGAAAAGGGTAACAAATTTGTTTCCATTCATTCAGGTGCGCCGGACGAGATGGTTTCTGGTGGATATGGTCAGCCTATATTGGGACAACCCTATGACCCACGAAGATTAAATACTTTTATAGCAACAGTCCCCGATAAAACAATTCTATTTTTATTTACACCAGACGGGTGTGTTGCTAAATCAACTGAAGAAAATGAAACAAGTTACAGAAAAGAGTTTGCTTTAAAAAACGGATACTGGATGTTTAGACCTGGTAGACTTGACGAAACAATATTTAGAAGATATGGAAAAATGTATATGCCAGGAGACCAGATATATAATCAGCAAATGATGTTTGGTGATAATGAAAATCACGAAGATGAGGATTTTTATGATATATGGGATATTATGGGAGATGATGAAGAAACAACTATCAATGATCCCATTTTATTTAGGGCGCGTCACGGTAAGAAAGAAAAAATGATGAGTCGTTTTAAAAAATCCACATACCAAGATATTCATAAAAAAAATTTAAGAAGAAAAAATACCCAAGAATTGAAAACCATAACAACACAACATTTATTGAATACCTATAAAGGTGAACGCAGTGGACCATGGAGAATTTTATATGTTTGGTCATGTAGTCCTATCAATACAATTAAATCAATAAAAGAATTGTTAGATGAACAAGACGAAGACGATGAAGATGACGAAAGCGAAGATAACGAAGAAGAAGCAACCGCTATTTTTAATGAACTCCAAAGTCTAAGAGAACAGTTTGAAATACAAGGAAGAAGTCGGTTTTCAGAACTAAAAAAATATATGCTTGATAAAATCGACCCCACAGTTCTTTTTCCCGGTGGCATGATTCTTCCAAAATTAGAAAGGACGCGTTCTGTTGGCAAAACAGAAAGACACGGGTTTGAAAAAGACGAAGATGATAATAATCCTTTATCAAATAAAGGGGGAGCAAAAAAACACAAAACACATAAAAAACACAAAACACATAAAAAACACAAACCACATAAAAAACACAAAAAACATAAAAAACACAAAACACATAAAAAACACAAAACACACAAAAAACACAAAAAAAATAAAACACATAAAAAAAATAAAACGCATAAAAAACACAAAAAAAAATAAAAACACAAAACACAAAACACAAAAAAACGTAAAAAAACGCAAATAAAATTAAAATCTTTGAAACAAACAATAAAATAATATTATTTATTTTATTGTTTTATATTGATAAATATGACAAATAAATTAAACCAATCATTTTCAATAATAAAATAATTACCGAAAACCAACCAGATTTATGTTCAAATGCGATACAAAGTATCGTTGGTATTCTTAAAAATAAAGTTATTACTAACATAATGGGAAAAATGGCAGTTAATTTACCTTTTTTATTTTTAACACTTTCAGCCTGGATATATATACCGTATAAACTTAAAAAAACAGCTAAAGTTGATAAAATATCACCTACATTATATATGTATTCGGGACACTTCATTGTAATAAGAAAAGAAATTATCTCGCGTATAAAAGTCCTATTCTACCTGATTTTATTGTTATTGTATTATATCTCTCTTCCCATACCCTCAAATTAAAATTATAATCATTTAATCTCCACAAGTCTTTCCTTAATCCTATAATAGCACCAGACGGGTCACATAATACATCAATATTATCACCATTTACAAAATTCTCATCTCGTGGTGGCTGTATCGTGTTAAATTCTAATGTAACATATTGATATTTATCGGTATTTTGAGCACCAGAAGGTTGATAAATTTCCCTGTTGGTGTCAATACAAAAATTATAAATATATAATCCTTCTTTTGCTGAACCAGTTGTTCTTTTCCATTTTTCTACATAATTATAAATACCCGAGGGATGGTTGGTTTCTCTATACTCACCGCCCATTAAAATACCCAAATCAAGTAATATATTTTTAATGTTTGTATCTGTACGGCATCCGGTGACAAAATAGCCCAACGGGTTCAAATTATTGGCACCATAAAATTCTGAGAATGGCTGTAAATAATGCGCACCTGTAAACTCTTCGCCAGTTGGACCCCAACCTTTCAAATTTGAAGGCAATGTATTTTCATAAGCCCAATTTGAATAATTTGACCATTCATTTCTTAAATTTACATCACTTCTTCTAAAACGAAACATATAACTAGAAACCATATTTCTACTCGGTAAATCGACTCTACGAGAACCCGTAACATTATCAAAATCATGTTGAAAAGTTGTTTTAATTAAATACTGATGATCAGAAGCCGCGAATTGTCTTCTTTCATCATTTCCTAAAAACACATATGTAGATATTAAATGTATATCTGTGTTCCATTGGTTATTTTTGTTTGGGTAATTTTGTGGAAAAACAAATGGGTATTTTAAGTCTGTAACTTGTTGAACGCTTGGAGATGTTCCGTTATATCCAAAAATAGAAGGATCAGGTGGTTGTTGTGTAAATACCCACATTTGGTCTGTTGCAGAAGCCGCGTTTGGTGCGTGTCTTTGTCCTTTTCCCTCACTACTAATTTTTAAAATTGGCGGGTTGGTATATTCTATATCTTCAAGTGGTTGCTGGACATTTAAAATAGTATATAATTCTCTAATAGGTCGCAATTCAACAGAAATATATATATCTTGATACTGTAATGCTATCAAAGGCAATGATAGTTTAGAATTATAGCAAAACCACGCCATAATAGGTATGTATAATTTTCTCCCCCGTATCGAGGGTTCGATTCCTATAGTTTGATCACAATCTTCACTAAAAGTAGCATTTGGATAAATATTAGTTCTACCAAAAGCATTCGCTGGGTTGTTCATGGCTTTGATATTTCCGATCATTTCCGAAAGTAATACGCGTTTTGTTCCTTCATCTCTTTGAATTACTGATGCCATATATTCACCACTATATTCGTCTAAAATTGTACCACCCGCGTGTATTGTAATTTTTTTTATTATTTGAAATCCTAAATTTTCAATCCATCTAAATTCATATGGAACATAATCAACGCCACTTAAATTATTATTTTCGGGTTCCGCAGCCACCGATTCCCTGATGTCCGGGCGCGGATAAAAAGGGCTCCATATATCAGGCATATTAATAACTAAATATGTATCCCATAATAGCTCAGCATATCTTTTAATTTTAAACTCAAATTTTGTATCCGATGACCAATCTAAATTTCTTTGACCGTCAAAGTCTAAACGAAATCGCTGTAATCCGAAATTAGTATATTTTTTATAGGTTGCTTTAAAAAAAGTTTTACTTGGATTACCATTTAAAATCACATTAGCCGCACCCCAAGAAATTATATTAATTAATCCACCAGGCATTTAAATTAATATAATATTTTTATTTTAAAGTCTTATTTTTTAATATAATAAATTTAGGATTTTACAGAAAAATATATTCATTACTATATATAATGAAAAATACTTCATATGATAAATTAAAAAACATAGCAACACATACACATCGATTCTTAATACAATATATATGGATAGCTATTATAATAATAATTTTCTTTATTACATGGTATTATCGCAATCAATTAAATAAAAAAAGCACAAATAATAATCGAATGGAGTCACTTTATAATTCATCGAAATACTTTCCAAAAATAAGCAGTATTCATTCGGGTAATTCACAATTTGATTTAAATGATGATACAAGTATAGGAAGAGTTAGAGATTATTATATAGCTAGTAGTTATAATTCTTGTTGCGCTGGTGATTTTCAAGATGACTATGTTTCGTTAACACCTCTAAAAGAAGTTATATTTCACGGTGCTAGATTACTAGACTTCGAGATATATTCTGTTAATGATGATTTGGTGGTTGCAGCTTCAGGTTCTAAATCACCATATTTAAAAGGAACATATAACAGCTTACCTTTAGGGGGAAATAAAGGCGTTCTATCCATCATAAAATCACACGCATTTTCAAATGGAACCTGTCCAAATCCCCGAGACCCATTGTTTATACATTTAAGAATTAAAACGAATGTTGATCATTATGATAAATTGACAAAATATGTTTCAGAAACATTTGGCAGTCAGTTATTAGACGCGTCTTACGGCTATGAAGGAAGGTCTGATGCTCCGGGTGGCGGGAAAAATATTTCCAACGAGAGATTGCTCGATTTTGCTGGTTCAGATTCGTCAATGGCAAAGGTTATTATTATTTGTGACCAAGAAAATAAAAATTATAGGGGAACAGCTTTTGAGGAACTGATTAATTTATCAGGCGACTCCCCTTATTTACAAGAAAAAAGAAATAAAGACATACAATACACGCAATATCCAAAAGCATTAGAAGAGTATAATAAAAGAAATTTAACTTTAACAATGCCCGACCTAACAAATTTAAATGATAACATTTCCTCCAGTCTTCATTTTAGTTATGGTTGTCAAATGGTTTGTATGAATTATCAAAATATGGATAGTAACATGAAATCATATTTCGAAAAATTTAACAATGGAGGGAGTGCTTTCATATTAAAACCATCAAATCTACGTTCTCAAAAACCCGTTATGCTTAAAACGCCCCCCGCGCAAAATCCTGAATTATCTTTTGCGGCTAAGAAAATCGATTTGCCCATGTATAAATCGTCCATATAATTTTTTTTTCACATTTAATATTAAGTATGAAATGTAAAATAAACAAACAAACGATAGAAAATATGTCTTTTGAAGAATGTGAATTAGCAATATTGCGTCAAGCTATAGATAAAGCAGAATATAAAGAAGGGCGGAAAAAATTAAATAATCCCGAAATTAAGGAAATAATCAAAATAGTTGAAGATTTTTTAAGAGTAAAAAAAAGAATATGTTATGGAGGTACAGCAATTAATAATATATTACCTGAGCAAGATCAGTTTTATGATAAGGAAATAGAACTACCGGATTACGATTTCTTCTCGCCCGACCCATTAAATGATGCCAAAACTTTAGCTGATATATATTTTAAGAAAGGATTTGACGAGGTAGAAGCAAAAGCGGGTGCTCATGCTGGGACTTTCAAAGTGTTTGTTAATTTTATACCGGTTGCCGATATCACATTTTTAGTACCTAAATTGTATAAATCATTAATGAAAAAATCAATAACTATTGGCGGAATATATTATTCTCCTCCAAATTATCTTAGGATGTTAATGTATTTAGAATTATCCAGACCGGCGGGAAATATTTCACGTTGGGAAAAGGTATTAAAAAGAATTATTTTATTAAATAAAAATTATCCTTTAAAAGGTAAGGATTGTGAATTTATTGAAATACAAAGAATTATTGATCCGAAATCAAAACTGACAAAAAAAATACAAGAGAAAATTTTTGATGTTACACGCGATTCATTTATATCACAAGGATTGGTTTTTTTTGGAGCAATGGCGAATGAAATGTATTTGAAACATCTTCGCAATTTAAAAAAAAACCTTCTCCCAAAAATACCCGATTTCGATGTATTATCTACAGAACCACAACAATCGGCTATTATTTTAAAAGAAAGGTTAAAATCCGAGGGTATTGAAAATATTATAATAAAGAAGCATGAAGGGATTGGTGAAATTATAGCCCCTCATTACGAAGTAAAAGTTTTAGGAGAAACAATCGCGTTTATATATGAACCACTTGCTTGTCATAGTTATAATTTAATTTATAAAAATAAAAGAAAAATTAAAATAGCTACTATAGACACAATGTTGAGTTTTTATTTAGCTTTTCTCTATGTAGATAAAGAATATTATGATCCAAATAGAATTATTTGTATGGCCGAATATTTATTTAAAGTTCAACAGGCAAATCGTTTAGAACAAAAGGGTATATTACGTCGCTTTAGTGTTAATTGTTACGGTAATCAACTGACAATGGAAAAAATGAGAGAAGAAAAAGCGGTTAAATATAAAGAATTAAAAAATAAGCGCGGTTCAAAAGAATGGGATTGGTATTTTTATAAATACTTGCCGTTTGATGAATATTTAAAAAAGGAAAGAAAAAAATCTAAAAGAAAAACGACTCGAACAACTAAGATGGCTAAGACAGCTAAGACAGCAAGGACAGCTAAGACAGCTAGAAGAGACAGAGCGACTAGAACAAACAGAATGACTAGAAAAACAACGAAAAAAAGGAAAAAAAAGGTGAAAAGTGATTTGCCTAAGATTTTCTTATAAGATTTTTTTCTTAACAATGACCACAAACCCATATAATACTATTTTCGTTTTCTGATAAAATGTTGTTTATTTCTCTATCATGTATATGAAAATTCTTTTCAGTTGCTTTTTTTACCAATTGTTCTAATTTAAGTTTTGTTAGTGATTTAATTAAACATAATTTCACGTATCTCACTATTTCTTCTAAGCTGTCAAAGTAATCAGCATCGATTATCGTTTCAAATCCTGAGAAGTAGTCATCCGAAATACAACACTTTCTTGCCGATGGCATATATAATATAATTAATTAGTTAACTTTAATTATTTTATAAAAATACTTATTTATTAAACATATTTTTGCTTATACCATCAAACGTAAATTTAGTGTTAAATAAATTTGTCAATATCGTTCCGCAAAATTTTCTAAAAGTTACAAATGGCGCTTCATCAAAACATTCGTATAAATATTTAGTATGTAAAACAATATTAATAATATTTGATTTTTTTGGAATATCAAAATGATTAAAACTAAAATACAAAATATTACAATCAATATTTTTATATTTTTTTTTTACGAAATCTTCAAACTCTAACATTTCTTTAAAAATATTATTATTATAATCATCATTACGAAAAGAAGGATTAAATAAATAATCTTCATTGATAAAAATAAAATATATTTTTTTTCTGTTATTTATTACTGTATTAAACCTGTCAATTCTTCTTTTATATGCGTCAATGCCCTCATTAATGTCTTTGTTAAAATGTGTTAATGTAAAATTATATTTATTTTTAAATATACCATGATGGACGTTAGGTATAAAATCATCAAAATTATTTTCCAATACTAATTGGATTTTTTTAGGTGATAAAGGAGAACACCAGTCAAATGGTAAAGAAAATTTACGAAGACTAGCGTATTGACACGCTATAGCCGAGGGACATCTAACACCAAACGGAACAACATAACTGTCATTTATTATATTAAAATTATTTGGTTATTTATTTTATAAGAAAAATTCTTTTTCATGTATGTAAAAGGTGTTTTTTTTTTATTTTTACAAATAAAATAACTATGTTATATAATATTTTAAGAATATAAAATATGAGAAGGTATAAATATTAATAATATACTAAAGACTTTTAAGAAAAGCATTTAATAACTTTATTCTTTTTTATATTATATGTTTTGGTCAAAACCAGAAGAGCCTCCAGAAGAAAAACAAACGAGTTTTCTTACAATTATTTTTTATATGTATTTGTTTTTTGTATTTAAAGGAATGTATAAACAATATAAAGAAAAATCAAATTTCAATAAATTTGATTTTATTCATAGAAAAAAAGGAAAAAAAGATAAAAAAGATAAAAATAAAACAAAAAGCGAAACAAAAAGTGTTGAAAATTCTTTAAAAAAAATAATCGGTCTAGAAACTGTTAAAGAAGAAATTAAATATTATATGGAACTTATTAATGATAAATCTAAATACGAAGAGTGGAATGTTGCGCTCCCAAAAGGTATTTTACTAGCGGGACCACCTGGGACAGGAAAAACTTTATTAGTAAAAACAATGGCGGAATATTTAGATATCCCGGTTTTAAGTGTCTCGGGGTCTTCGTTTGTTGAAATGTATGTTGGCGTTGGTGCGGCTCGCGTCAGAAAATTATTTTCCAAAGCGCGAGAATTGGAAAAGTGTATTATTTTTATTGATGAAATTGACGCGGTGGGTTCAAAAAGAAACATTGGCAATAACTCTGAAAAAGCCAATACCTTAAATCAATTATTAGTTGAAATGGACGGATTTGATGATACCTCGAATATTATGATTTTTGCGGCAACAAATTTAATAAAATTTTTAGATCCAGCTTTATTGCGTTCTGGGAGGTTTGATAAAAAAATATTTTTTGATCCGCCAAATTTTATTGAGAGAAAAGAAATTTTTAAATTATATATGGAAGATGTAAAATTGCCTAATAATATATCGCATAGTGTATTATCCGAAAGAACAGCGGGTATGACTGGTGCGGATATTGCGAATATTACAAATCAAGCAAAAATGAATGCCATTCAAAGAAAAGAAACAGATATTAAACTAACAGAAAAAGATATTCAAATAGCCATTGATGAAGTAATGATTGGTCGTGAAAAGAGGGAGAGAATGATGAATAAAAAGGAAAGAGAAAGGGTGGCTCATCATGAAGCGGGGCATGCTTTGATGGGATATTTACTAAAACATACCGAACCACCAATAAAAGTAAGCATCATACCTCGTGGCGAATCGGCTTTGGGATTTTCACAACCAAAACCATCGCACAATAAACTTTACACGGAAGATGCTATATTGGCATTAATATGTGTTTTATTGGGCGGGAGATCTGCCGAAAAGCTAATTTATAATAATGTTTCGACGGGTGCTTCTGATGATATAGAAAAAATATCTAATTTTATCACTTTATATAATACTAATTGGGGTATGAGTAAAGAAATGGGTGCTTTGAACCCCGATTATATGGGTCTTATTGGAGAAAATATGTCGGAAAATATGTTTTTAAAATGTAAGGAAATGACAGATGAATTAGAAGAATTTACCTTTTCCACATTAAAAAAATATAAAAAATATGTGAAATCATTGGCAAGAGACCTTTTAAAAAATGAAACAATTGTATACGCGCGTATAAAAGAATTATTACCAAATAAATTAGAAAATAGCTTAATTTTTAAATTTGATATTATAGGACAAAAATTAAAAGAATAATTTATATTGTTTAGGGAAAGTTTTGTTGAATTACATAAATTAAAAAATATTATCTAATATTATATTATAAATGGCTCCTGTTAAAGTTAATATCGAACGTGTTAAATTATTAGAACAAATAGCAGCAAATTCGCTATTACAAATTCTCCCAAGTATGTCGGATCAAGAAATCTCTAAAATGTACACTCAAGGTGTTCAATCTCTTGATACTATTGTTACTGGTTTATTGGGCGGTGGAAAACAATCCAATGAATTATTAGCATTTTTAAAGCCTTTTATTGATAATATCCCAACATTGGATAATATACGGGGTGGAAAAAAAAGAAAACGCAAAAAAACAAGAAAAAAAGGAGGTGACAGAACAAAGCGGTCATCGTCATCGTCATCAGGAAAACAAAAAACAACGTCTTCATCGTCATCAGGAGAACAAAAAAAAACGTCTTCATCTTCATCAGAAGAACCAGTCCTAGCAATTACGGCTGTTCCTGGACAATATGAACAACAAAGACAAGCAGGTCAAATGCTCGGAAGTGTGATGGGTGGCAGTGGTGTTTCTACAACGCCAATGGGGCAATTACAAGAAGTTTCGAGAGCTTTTATAAATTTAAATCATGAAGTTACTGGTGCTTTAAAAAAACAGATAATTATCAATCAAAAACAGCACGATGAGAGCATTAAAAATTTTAATAACGATATAGCTAAAATAACCAAAGCAATTAAAGAAATAACCGAAGCAAAGGAAAAGAAATCGGAAAAAGCATTGGACCAAAGAAAAAAAATAAATAAAAATCTTCAAGATGCGGAAAAAGTTTATGCTGAATTTCTTAAAAATCAATTTAAAAAGTCCGTCGTTACTCAACTAGCGATGGTTGAAAAATTAGAACAACAAATGATTAATGATCCTAATTCTGCTGAATTGACGGGAGCCTTGTATTCCGGAGCGCTCACAGGGTTCGGGGTCGGTGCGATCGGTAGAATGGGGCATTATGCTTATCAATTTATGGGTGGTATGATGGTGAAAGTAATCAGTGCTTGTGATACCATGTGTGAATCAACTATAGGTGCCATTCTTCAAACGTTAAAAGATACTGCGAAACCAGGCGCGTCTTGGTGGAACCCTTTTTACTATATTTATGAGACTTTACATTATAGTGGATTGTTTAAAGTGATGGAACTTGTAGGTGACGACCGACCTTTTGAACGTTTTTTAGGCATGTTTGATGAGTGCTCGCCATCGCGTTTTAATGGGACTGATGCTGAAGTAGCCGAACAAGTTGGGTCATGTCGATCCGACACAAGTGCGAGTTCTAACCTGACAGCGTTTCTAACGACAACCCTTTTTTTAATTGTATTTTTATCAGTTATTGGACATTATCTTCGACTTAGATTTCAGGGCGGACGTTCGAGACATGCCGACTCCTATATGCCTATAGCTGCTATTGTTGTACCAGCGACGGCCCCAAATATAATGCTCAATTTGTGGACGGACAGTGATAGAGTCAGAGAGATCAAAAAAAGATTAAAAACTCTAAGAGGATTGGTTACAGAGGAAACGATTTTAGCAGCGGCCGCTCAAAATGCTTTGATGAAAGTTTTACAATCAACCAACCAAAAGGATTGGGATACCGCATTAAAGGAGGCAGAACCAGTAACACGAGCATCGCAAAAACAAGAATATGAGGACGAAGGGGGCTATGAGTTTGACATTACACAAAGAGCAAAGCAAGAACAATTAAGAAGACTTGATCAATTGGACCAAGAGTTGGCATATGCTACATCTCTATTTAATGCACAGCTCAAAGCATATAGGAAACAGAGAGAAAAAATTCAGAATCTGATTCTGAAAAAAATCGATATGAACGCAGATAATGAAACACTTGTGATGGGTAAAATGAATCAACTTCTAATCGAAAACGTTGAAAACGCCCATGGTTTTCAAACTGAAGCCGCAAAAAGTGTTAACGCAGCGATAGCAGGGACGAGATTGCTTGTTAATGCTGAGGTTCAGTCGCAAATTAAACAAATTCAGCAGCAAGGAAATTTGATGTTGGATAATGAAGGAGAAAAGAAAGAAGGTGGTGGCAAAAGAAAAACAAAAAAAAGAAAACACGCAAAAAGGAAAATGACACGAAAAAAAAGAAAAATGACACGCACAAAAAAAAAACAAATCAAAAGAAAAAGATAATACTATTATAAATTGTAATAAACAACTAATTTTTTTATTAACCAATATTTTTTAATTATAAATATATTTATAATTAAAAAAATAAAATTACATTTCACTCAAATAATTGCTAATTTTTGTAATTCCATAAAATCCAAATCCAAATAATGACGCTTTAAATAAATGACCGATTAATGTTGGTGTCCCAGTTGTATTAAATAATGAAGGTATTTGCCGTTTCATTAGATTGGAAAAATATGGCATCTGAAAAAAGAAAAATAATATTGTTGCTACTAATGGATTTTGTACTTCTTCATAAATATTTTCTATTTTTTCTTCTTGTTTGGTCGATTTTTGATTTCGCTCAATTAAATCTTGGTATGTATCATGTTGTTCTATATAGTCTTTTTTTGTAGGTTCAGGAATAAAGTTTGGTTTAATTTCTTTGTCTTGTGTGATATGAGGTGTTGTAGTAGGAATATCTCTGGAACTTAAACTAGTTAGTCCTTTCTGAGAAGCGCTTTGTATGCCAGAAACTATTTCGTTTATTGTTTTACTAGATAATTCTGTTATGCCGTTTATCATTTTAGATGGTTCTTGTTGGTCAATGTTACCCTTGTTATTATTTTGAACCGGTTGTTGTTTTTCGGTAGTTGTTAATGAAATATTATTTGAAGATAAACTTTCTATACTTGTCGAATCAGACATATAATATTATAATACAACAATATTAAGACGAAATTTACGCAAATTCTAGTGTTTTTTTAGAAGGATCACACGTTTTTGCGATTTCTTCAAATTCATAACATTTATCATTAAATTTAAATACTTGGCTTTTAATTTTACTAAAAGGCGCAGCATGAAAAATCAAACAGCTTCTATCTTTACATACTTTTCTAAATAAGGTAGCCAAACCCAATCCTAAAAGAATGGGAATTACTATTCTACCGACGGGTCCATATAATAATCGTCTTAAATACATCTTATAATATATATTAATATTAGTTTTTAGATATAATTAGTAGTTTTAATCTAAAATTGAATTTTGTGAATAGGAGGCGCGCCGACCGTCTCTTGGACTGGGTATTTTCTGATTTTTTTTGGGTCTTTTGGACAGGTTACTTCGTGTGAAACAAAACCGAAGCAATTTCCGGCATTATCTTTATACTGGATTTTTTCTAAATTATCTGGTGTTGGGTATACATATATAATATCCGGTCTCGGAGACGTAATATAAACTAAAAATAACCCAAAAGCCAAACTAATAATAAATAATGGAACGTTAATCATTTTCATTATATATATAAACTTATTTTATTATTTATTGTATGATATTATTTTTCCGGGTTCTAATTCTACTTCATTTTTATATAATGACGTTTTTATTTGAATTAATTTAAAAGTATCACCTTCTTCTACTATTTTTTGGATATCGTATTTTAGGTTTTGGATATTTTTCAACAATGGTATTATTTTATTAATATATTTTTGAATCGCATCTGAAAAAAAAGGTATAGAAGAAACAGAGGTTTCCAACTGTGCTTCTTTTATTATAGCTCTGAACTCATTAATTAAATTTCCCAATTTAATCGTTTCAAGTTTAATAAATTCATCTTTAAGTATTTGTTGATCGTTTCCGGCAATCGGTTGGTCAATTTCTATCATATTATTTTCGATGATAATTGAATTTAAATTGGAAATAATTTGTTCCAGTTCCAAATACTTTTTTTTAAACTTTTCAAATTCTTCGGAAATAGTTTCTTCATTTGAAAGGGCAAAAAGAATTTCTAGTTTCAAAGTAACTATTGTTGTTTTTACATTTTCCAAATCAGTTTCGACTTGTTTTAATATTGTAGGTAAGTATAAATAATTTCCACGATATATATCTATATTCAAATCACAAGGATTATCTATATCCCCGCAATTTGCCAACAAATGATTATCTTTAATTGTAAAAACAGTACCTTGTGTAGAAGAACATTTTTTCCCAATACACTTTATCTTAATATTTTTAGCTTTTTCTTTTTTTTGTTCTAAAGAAAGCTCACTTCTTCGTATATTTTTAATAGCGGTATTGTACTTTTTTTCATATTTCGATTTTAAAATATAGTAATTTTTGATTCCCTCTTCGACTTTTGTTGCCATTGATATATTTATACCTTATAATAATTTTTATGCATTCTTTCGAAATCGCTTTCAAATTTAGGTAAATTGGTAATTATTCTATTATTTTCTTTTTCCTTTTCTTTTTTCAAACCTTTAATTTTTTCCAATATATAGTTTTTTTGTTGTTCACGTTTTAAAATTATATCTTCTTTAGAAGGTTTTGTTTTTTTTTTCCAAATCAGCGAAGTTCCTAAAATTAATAAAAACAATAAAAATAATCCAATATTAGCCCAATAATAATAATAATCATTTTTTTTATGTTTACACTGTTTTAATGTTTCTTTCAAAAAATATTTAACACCCGGTTCAATTAATAAAGGTTTTGATACATCCATATCTACTAAATAATAAACCGATAAAAAGAAAAATAATAATACACAAATATAATATACACAATGAAATCTGCGGCAATATCTTTAGCTATATTTTTAGTATCAACGATAGTGTATTTTATATCAAAATATTATTTAATTGATGTAAACATGACAGACAATTCGTCGTTACAAAGTATAATAATGGTAGTTTACTTAATAATTGTTATAGGCTCTCAAATAGGTATAAATATTTCGAATAGTGCTGAGTTATGTAACGGGACCCCGCAAGTTGTCCCATCAATAATGTATACAATACTTCCAAATTTTTTTATTTTCGGTACAATAATAATGCTTCTCCAACTGTTTCCAGGTTGGAGAACACCCTTTTCGAATACGATTGGATATTTTGTCATAAGTATGTTTATGGGCGTGAAAGATGTATTTAATGGATTATTTGTTTCTAAAGGAAGTGATTTGATTGATAAAATTTGTTCGGACCATTCATTAGTTATAAATGAAATGTCTCATGATAACTATGATTCTTTTCTCATGAGAATGGCAAATGATAAAATTATTAAAAAAAATTATAAATCTTTACCCGGTTATAAAGATTTATGGAAATGTATAGCCATGAAAAATAATATCGCTGATTTTATTTGGTATTCGCTAACGGGTATATTAGTTATTACAACTACATATAACGCTTTATTGGATATAAAATGTTCATATTCAACAAAACAAAGTGGTAAAAATGCCGATAAATTTGCGGAACAACAAGCAAAATTAGAATCGAAACAGAAACCTGTATTTTACACTTCTAGTTCTTAAAGAATTTTAGGCAATTCTAAATAATAATGAATAATACAATACGATAAAAAAGATAAAATAATTGTTAAAAACCATATTGGTAATATTGTTTTTTTCTTTCGACCAATTCCAAATTTTCTAATTGCGCCATTTTTTTCATATAAAAAAGAAGGTTTAGTTATTTGAATACTGCTAAAAAATATAACAAACAAAATAATAGCAACTGATGAAATATTCCGTCTTATAAATTGTCTATACATAACTAATTTATATATAGATAATTAAAAAATAATATTAACAATAAACATTAAATTAAAGATTCACAAAAGAATTGTTTCTCAAAAGCTTAAAGCTTGTTTTGGTAAAGCTTTTCTCAAAAGCTTAAAGCTTGTTTTGGTAAAGCTTTTCTAAAAAGCTTAAAGCTTTAAAAGCGTTCATCACCGTCCATGTCACCAAAATCGTCATCATCACCCAAATGTCTCATTAAAGCATTTGATTCGTCAATATTGCGTTGTTGTTGAGCACCTTCATTTAACATATCCATTAATACTGTTGTATCTGTGTCAATACCCCCTTCTTGTCTAGAAGTCATTTGGTTTAATTGTAATACTTGTCGCGCTTCTTCCTCGAATTCCACCCTTTCTTTTTCATATTGATCTTTGTCGTATTCATAAATAGCTTTTGATAAACCTAACCCCCACTTACCTAGTTTTTGATTTTTTAAAATGTCTTCTACTTGTAATTCTTCCTGTGATAATTTACCTAAATTTTCTACAATTTTAGATTTTTCTCTCTCAGCTGCTTTGACAACAGCTTCATTTACTTCAATATCACTGAAGTTTAATATTTTCTTATTTGATATAACTAAGTCCATGTAGGAAACAATTAATTTAACAACGCGTTCTTTAACATCTTCGGATTTACCCAAAGCTATGCTTTCAGCAACTTCAGAACTTAAAACAGCTTGGGGTTCACCATTTACCATATCTTGTAATTTTGATTGTTCTTCATTTAAACACTCAATATAAATATTGATAGAATATAAAAAATAATATTTCATAAATTTTTCTAATAATTTTCCATTGAGAAGTGTATTAAATCTTTTCTCTCCTGGATATTGTTTTATATTAGCGTAAAATGGCGTTGAATTCATTATTTCAAGTATACTATCCGATTTATCCATAACTTTCTGCAATAAACTAGTTATAGCTGGATCATCATAAAAACCTTGAAGTGGTATAAATTCTTTTTCTATAAAATGAATAATATCATTTTTATGATTTGGAGCCACTCCCCAGTGTTTTGGAACACTTATACTTTTATAATCAACCTTATTTATAATTATTGATGGATATATTTTCAAAATATCGTGAATAGATTGTTTTAAAAACTCATATTCAGCAAAAGCTGTTTCGTCATCTCTACTTATATAAATATCATCGCCACGCGTTTTAAATTTTTCAATATTTCTTATAAATGATAAATACTCGTCGTCAATACCATATTTAGATAAAAATGGAATAATATTATAATTCATTAATGCGTCTAATTGCGAATCTAAGTATTCGTGTGTTTCCTTAATTCCAATATCATTTTCTTCTCGCGTTGCTTCGTATGAATCAAATAATTCTTTTAATATATTAATCGTAGTGTCTAATGAAGTATCTTTCACTTTTTCTTTTAGTATACTATTGGAAATAAGATGTTCTATTTTCAATCTGGAAGTTAATATTACTGGATTAAAATCCATAGAAACAATATTTTCAGTATTAATAATATTTAATAGCTGGTAAAAACTTGATTTCGAATAAATTTTTCCCTCATGTTTCATCATTTTAATTTTACTTTCAACTGTATCTGTGTTTTTAAAGTTGCTTTTATTCTCTCCACAAATAAATTTTAAATCATCTGAAATCGTTATTCCAGAATTAAATTTACAATATTTAAGAAAAGCTTTGTAAATAGTTTTTTCGGAAAATTCTTTGGAAATTATTGGAAATACCAATCTTGTATCTTTCGCATCAAAAATAAATGGAGATACGATAAGATTATGAGCATTATTTAATATTGTTGATTGTTCCGATACTATTTTATTGAAATTTGTTATATTAGGCTCAACATTAATAAAGTATTGGAGTGTATGTTTGCTACCATCATTACAACAAGCATTTTCAACAAACGGTTCGTTTGTTAGTGTAAAAAGAGAAATGTTTTTTTTATTGACAACCCTTTGAATTAATTCTTGGATATGGAGAGAAAAGTAAAAAATCTTACTTTTTAATTCTGATAATTTTTGAAATTGAGCTGTATTTCCCGTTTCAAGCATTCTTGTTAAATCATTTTTAAAACTTGGATCAACATCATGTAAACGAATTACTTTAATCGGTTTTAAAGGTGGTAAAAAGGTATTCCAGTTTTTCACGTCGAAATCTGTAGGTATTTCTTCTTTTTCAACCGTATGTGATAAATAATAAAGTTTATCTGATATTTTTTTTTTGACATCTCCATTTGTCAAAATTTTGGAATCCATGTATGACTTCATTTTAGATACAAAGGTATCTATCGTTTTCGCAGCACCAACTTTTTTCCTTATTTTGGGTAATGTATTCCATGGAACTGCGTCGGAACCTCTAGCTATATTTATTGCCGCGCAAACAACATATCTCAGTCCAGAAGTATCGTCATCGCCGTTTAATGGATACCCTTTAAATGATCTTACGCATGTTGGGAATGTTTTTTTAGTTCTGATAGAAGGCATCATTGTTTGAATAATAATAATATACGCGGATAATGTTGTCATAATTAATCCAGTATTGTAAGCTTCTTCATAACTAGGCATTCTTTTCCTTTTCTTTTTCTTTTTTGCGACCATTAATGCTTTTTCATAATTTTTTTGCGATGGTATGTACTTGTTTAAAATATTATTTACCAAATTAATAATAAATTCGTATTGTGATTCGACGGATATGCCCAAATTTTTATCCAGTGTATTTACCACATTTATAATCGATCGAGTGTTTTTTGATTTTGCCGAATCTGGAATTTTAAAATCTAATTCAGAAACTATTTTTTCTATGTTTGATTCTAATACATTGCGACTAACAATTTTAAATCCCTGTTCGTCATAGCCTTCACTTTCATCATAATCAATGCGACTAATAATAAATCCACTGAATCTATCAACGACCTTATCACCATCGTCACTTAATTTACCTCTCTCTGTCTTTATTTTTTCTAATACTTGTTCATACTCACCGACATAAAAAGCGTTTGCAAGTCTTTTATAAAATGAAGGAATCAATGGAACAGACGAATCTATACAATAAAACCAATATTCATTTTCACTAACATTATCGCTCAAACTAGTTCTCGTATATTTATCACAAAAAGAAATAATATCTTTTTGTTTTTTTACAAAATCTTGCTGAGAAAGTATTAAATTGCGTAAATTTTCATATGGGGAATGTTTGATGTCTCTTTCTTCCAATGTATTTGCGATAAGTTGTTTTTTTGTTTGATTTTTTAATTTTAATCTATTATTTAACATTTTAAGGCGTGAAATATTTTCATAATTATATTCATAGGTTTCAATAATTGTGCGACGCAAATCATTCATAGAAGAATGAAATTTTTCGTCGAATTGAGAGAGAATTTCTTTATATAAATCTTTCTGAATTTTCTTTTTGTTTATTTCAATTGGACCGCATTTTTTCTTTATATTTATACAACTTTGTTTTAAATTACAAAACATAATTTCATTTAAATTTTTACCACTAAATAAATCATTTTTTACCCACGCGTTATTATTTCTATAAAAATATAGTGGTTGAAAATTATCATCCAATAAGTAAGCGTAATCACCTTCAGTAACTTCCCTCTTCTGTTCCAAAATACTTTTGGCTTCTTTCTCCGATTGTTCTTGTGTCATCCCGACATTTTTTATTAAATGATCTACCAAGAATATTCTAAAATCATTAGGTACCATCTGTGATTGTTGTGTTTTAAATTCTTCGATAATATCGTATCTTGTCTGGTCAAATTTTTTGTCAAAATATATGGTTTTACCATCATCATTTCTTAATTCTTCTATATCAATATAGTGTTTTGACATTGTATACTGGATACAATTTTCATCTAAAACGGGTGATGAAACATTATCTGGTTTATCTATTTCTTCTTGGATCAATTTGTCGATATCAATGGGTTGAAATAAATTTAAATCCAGATCAGAAATCATTGAATAATATAATCTACCACAGTCCGATGTTATCATTTTCCTTACCGCTTCTGTGGTATTTAAATTACTCATGTTATATTTATCAACACTTTGGGTTATCTTTTGATCGCGAGAATTAAATCCAATATCAGAAAAATCTAATATTTCTACCAAGTTGTTATTTTTTTTATTTGGAAAATCATTTGCTATAAAAGTATTATATTCTATTTCCGAGCTAACTAAATTTTGTTTAAATGATGATATTTGTTCTCTTAAAAATTCCAATATATTTTCATATTGTTTAAATGTAATATCATCAGGATAAATTAAAAATGGTTCTAATACTTCGACAAGTTTTAAATAAGAAGTTGTATTTTTTATATGTTTTTTAACAAGATCGAATAATGTGTTTGTTCTGGGAATTACTTTTTCCAGAAATAAACGGAAAGCGTCTTCGCTTCTATCCGCAAATTTTGTTTGTTCTTTAAACATAAACGCGGTAATATCGTCTAAAAATAAATTTTCTTCGTGTTGGATTTCAGTATCAAGATCCACATCTATGTTTACTATTTTTCTATTTTTCTTAAAAATACTCCAATAATTAAATGAAACCATTGCCAAATGTGATTTCAATAAAATAGAACTATTGGGTAAGTCCACGTGGGAATATTTTAATGCTTGTTTGTTTAAACTCATTATACCGATAACAGCCGCTTTATCGTTTGGTGTCAATTCGATTCTTTCTGGATTATAACCGCTTTTATTTTCGTTTTTATTAATATAAAGTTCGGTCAATCCTACATTATAATTTTGCGTTAAAAATCTTTTTTTGCCAATTATATTTTCTTGTTTTGAAATAGAAGAATAAAAGTCTCCTAAATTATCAACAACCATATTTATGTTATCATGGACCTTTGTTTCAGTAATAACATTTGATTTGTCAGTTGGAAGTCCGAATGGTGTGTATAATTTATTTATTTCCTTATTTAAATATTTATACTTATTTAAACCGTCGGGTATTCTATTTTCTTTATATTGCTCAATAAACTCATTTAATAATTCCTGCGTACCATCTAAAGTTACTGATATAATATCATCGTCATCGATGTCATCGTCGTCAATATTATATAATTTTTTTTGATTTTTAACAATAGGCATTAACCAATATAATTTTTTATTAAAATCTTTCAATCTCTCTATTAAAGGTTTAAAATCTCTACCTTTTATTTTAGGTTTCACAATTTCTCCCTGAGATGAAATTTGTGAATAATGTTTTCTTAATTGTTTAAATCTTTCAATCATCAAATGTATTTCATTTAATTTTTTACTAGTTCTTTGATTGGTTGGAAGTGTTGACAACATTTCATCTAGTAAATCATTCGCCTGTGTCTCAATGCCATATCTTTGTCGATTTTCTTCCACTGGTACTTCTTCGGTAATTGTTCCCAAATCTCTACCCAAAACAATATCATCGCCATCTAATATCATTTTTTTTAGCCTATCTTTAATAGCTGTATCCGGAACAACCATGTCGAACTCTATATCATCCATATCATCCATATCATCCATATCATCATCGGCAATAGACGATGGCGAAATATCTAATTCAATTGAAGGAATCTCATCAATTTTACTATCACCTAAATCCTGAAAATCTCCAACAATATCTATTTCCTCTATTTTTTCATCTTTGGTTTCATCCGTAACCCCATCAGTAGTTTCATCCTTAACTTCATTTGCGTCTGTGCCATCAGTATCCGGTATTTTGAACTCCTTAATATATTCCAAAGGTAAATCCTTGGGTATACCATGGTAAGCAAAATCAATATACAATATATCGCCTTTTGGATATGTTTTTAACTCTATCATATCTTCTTCTAGATCTGTGATTGTGGCATTTATAGTAGTCGGTATATCTCCACCAAATTGCAATGTTATAGATTTTCCAGGTAATAAATTATTTTGTCTCGCGTAACCTTTATTTTGTTCACGACTTAAAATTTCTATACTTTCAATACTTTTATCATTTATCTCGCCATTTGTTAACGATAAATTTAATTGAGCAAAAGTAGTATCGTCAATTAGTGAAATATCACTACTATCAATATAATTTATATAAAATGTATGTTCATTTATATCACTATTAGCCGGAGCATTTAATTTAACAATATCACCTAATTCTAAAAAAAGAGTCTCATTTAAAGTATTTGACATTACCTTATATACACACCAGAAATTATCTAAAATAACGAAGAAAATTGATTTAAATATTATACATAACAATTAATAAAAAAACCATGAAATACTCACCTTCAAAATATGCTGACCTTACAAGAGTTATTAACGATAAAAATTACGCCGATGAAAAACATTTAATTGTAAAAAAAAATAATTTACCTGAAAATGATTTATTTATTATTCAATATAATAAAACATTTCTAAATGATGAAAATATAAATACACTTGGTTTGTTTCGTTCAATTATCGTTGATAAAAATGGCAAAATTATGTCATTTTCTCCTCCTAAATCATTAACCGTTGACAGTTTTAAAAACTCGGTATCCGGCGATGATATTGAATATTCCGAATTTTGTGAAGGAACCATGATTAATCTTTTTAGAAATAAAGATGATTGGGAATTATCCACAAAAAGCACAATTGGCGCAAGAAGCAAATTTTTCCAAGAGTATCCCAAAACATTTCGATATTTATTTTTGGAAATTCTCAATGATAAAGGAATTGAGTTAGATAACTTTGACACAAATAAAGTTTATTCATTTGTTATCCAGCACCCTGATAATAGAATAGTTGTCCCTTTTGAAAAAATGGATTTAAAACTAGTCCAGATATATGAGATAACTGAAACAAATGATATTATCAGTTGCGAGACCATTCAAAATATTAAAAGTTTGATTTGTCAAAATAATATTAATATAGAAACACCCCTTCCTTTAAATGAAATTATTGAATGTTTGGATTGTTCGGTTGATGAAATCCAATCGAAATTTTCAGGATTAAATATGTCTTGGAAAATTGTTGGTGCCGTTATTACAAATACAAAAACAGGTGAAAGAACCAAAATAAGAAATCCTTCATACGAATATGTAAAAAAATTAAAAGGAAATAATCCAAAAATTCAGTTTCAATATTATGCGTTAAGAGGGAAAAATAAAGTCAGCGAATACTTAAAGTATTATCCAGAAAAAAAAAGGGAATTTTCAAAACTAAGAGCGCAACTACACCAATGGACACAGCAATTATATAAAAATTATATTTCTTGCTATATTAAAAAGGAAGCACCATTAAAAAATTTCCCATATGAATTTAAAACACATATGTTTAAATTACATGAAATTTATAAAGAAAATCTGAAACCAAAAAAAAGTTATGTTTCAAAATCAGTAGTGGTTGACTATGTAAATAATTTAGAACCACCTAGATTAATGCATGTTATTAATTATAAATTACGAAAAAACATTGTAGAAAATAATGTGAATAATACTGCTGGTCAAATACAAGGAAATTAGTTAATTAAATTCTTTTGCGATCTCATTAAATATCTCCATTCCCTCTTTACATGCTTCTTGTATTAATGTGTATGTCGCTGTTTTAAATATTTCCGTTGACGGCTCGCCAGCATCAGAAGAATCTGGATTGAATGAAATTCTAATAAAACTATCCGTGTCGTGAGGATGGTCTTGTCTAAAACCTACAAATTTTAAAATATTTGATTCCTTAAAATATTTTTTATTTAAAATATATTCAATAACTTTTCCAATAGTATAACTCTCATTTTTTAATGTAATGTCAAAACTCCAAGGCATTGTTGATTTTGATTTTTCGATTGGGATATTTAATTCTCCTGCTTTATCGTGTAGACTATTTAATTTTGAAATAATTATTTCACATGCTTTTGAAACCAATTCATAACAGCTAAAGACACCAACACTTTCTAACTTAAAATCAAAACAATCTTTTTTGTAAATTCTTTTTGCTTCGTGATTTTCCCAATCTTTTTTAATATATTCTAAATTTTCTGGATTTTTTTCCTCTGCTGTTAAAGAAGCCAATTTTTTTTGCCAAACATCGTCCTGTTTCACTTTGTCTTCTGTAAAAGCATAAGCGCACTTAGAAGACACATTATAAGCACCTGACTCAAAAGCAGTATGAATGGATAACTTTGAAGTAAAACTAATTTCTTCACCTGGGATATCATTGGAAATTTTTGGCCGGAGGCGACAAAATATAATGAAATCTTTAGTAAAAGGATCAGCTGGAAATATGGATCTTATGGCTTCTTCGGTAAGATATGTATCCGATCTGAGATCTTTGATTTTAAAATCACCTGTAGTAACATTTAAAACTGTATCGGTAGTATTTTTCATATTTAATTCTATTTGTAATTCATCAAAATTAATTGATAAATCTTTAATATGAATGGGTATACATTCTAACCTTTGTCTTAATATTTCATTGTTTAGACGACTTGTATTTTTATGAATGGTTGTCAGATTTTCATTATGTGGAAATGTTTTAAAAACGACGGCTGGGATATCAGACAAAATTGTTCTTCTTAAAGCATTTGCAACACTGAAATTTGTGTTAATTAAATTAAATTCCATTTTTAAACCGTTTTCTGTTTTCATATTAACATATGAATTATTTGAAGTTTTTGAAGTTTTCGATTCCATAGTATCAATGTTCATTTTATATATTTTATAATAAAAAATATTGTTTAATCAATTTTTTTTATTTATAAGTTAAATGTTTTATTAAATTTTAGAATATTAATTTTATATGAGTACAGTTTTATATTACAGTAATAATTGTAAACATTCTCAAGAATTACTTAGAATGTTATCTAAAAGCCAACAATCTAAAGACATACATTTTATTTGTATTGATAAAAGAGAAGTCCATAAAGATGGAGGAATACATATTTTATTAGAAAACGGTCAAAGATTATTATTACCGCCAAATGTAAAAAGCGTTCCGGCACTATTATTGTTAGACCATGGCAATCGTGTTGTTTTAGGTTTAAATGAAATAAAACATGTTTTGAAACCTGGCGAAACAAAAATAAATAATAAAGCAACAAATATGAATGGCGAACCTTTAGCGTTTTCCTTTGACGAAATGGGGCACACATTATCCGATAATTATTCATATTTGGATATGTCTGCCGATGAACTTTCAGCAAAAGGAAACGGGGGTTTAAGACAAATGCATAATTATATGTCTATAAATGGCGATTTATCTATTTCAACGCCACCTGATACATATACACCAGATAAAGTTGGGTCGGTTGATATGAGTCAATTACAGGCCCAAAGAGATATGGATATTAGACAAAAGCGATAAATATTTAAAAAGGTTTTATATTTATATATATAATAATGAGTGTATTAAAAGCTTTTAATAGTCATTTTTTGGAATTTTTAGAAGATGTTACTTTAATATTTCCCAATGATAGTCAATTGCAATCAGCTAATTTACTGGTTGGACAAATAGTAAAGTCCAAACCGAAAATGATTGTTGAATTATGGAAAATAAAAATTAATGACAAATACAAAAAAGAAATTGAAAAAGGTGATTATCAATTTTTTATCAATAAAGATTACAGTAAAAATAAAAATGCCAGTCCTATAAAAAAAATACAACAAAAAATTGTTGAGATGTCTGATGAAAATAAAAATAAATCCATGAAATATGTACAAAATTTATCAAAATTGTGTAATTTATATTTTATCAATAAAGAATAATTTTTATTTAAATAATTGATTTGATTTAATACTATAATGTTTAAATCAAATATTGAAAAAGAAACTAACGAAGAAACTTCCAACAGTGACAATAGCGATATTAAATTAAAAAGTTTTAAAACAGCTATGAAGGATTTTACGAAAGATATTATGGGAACTTTTCCAGAATTTAGAGATACATTACATCAAGGATTAATTGATATTTTAGAAGATAAAGAAGATTCTAAAGAAATACAAGAATTATATCAGTATTGTAAAACGGTTTACCCGCCTAGATTTTTTGATTTACTATATCAAAATAAATCTATTTTTACAGACAAAGAAATAAATACTGAATTTTTGCCTGGTATTGAATTTAAAAACTTATGGAAGTTAGATATTAGTGAAAATACAAAAGAAGTGATTTGGAAATATTTACAGTTAATTTGTTTCTCATTAATTAATGATACAGATAATCTAAATAATTTTGGAGACACCACAAAGCTTTTTGAAGCAATTGGAGAGAATGAATTAAAAGAAAAATTACAAGAAACAATTTCAAACATGTCAAAAATTTTTAATAGCGAAGGGGAAGGTAGTGAAAATCCAATGTTTAATTTCGATGCTTCTGGTGATTTACCAAATCCAGATGATCTACATGAGCATATAAGCGGACTAATGGACGGCAAGCTAGGTAGATTAGCAAGTCAAATTACAGAAGAAACATTGGAAGAATTTCAAGATTTGTCGGATTCGACTTCTGTAAGTGATGTATTTACAAAGCTATTTCAAGATCCGGGAAGGCTTATGAGAATGGTAAAAAAATTAGGATCAAGTTTAGATGAAAAAATTAAATCGGGTGAAATTAAGGAAAGTGAGTTAATGGAAGAAGCATCTGAAATGATGAAAAATATGAAAAATATGCCTGGAATGGAAAACATGCAAAGTATGTTTGAAAAAATGGGGATGGGTAATATGGCTGAAATGGCTGGTATGGGAGGAGGGAAACAAAAAGTAAATATGAACGCAATGAGAGGACAATTAAACCAAAATATTAAAACAGCAAAAATGAAAGAAAGAATGCGAGAAAAGTTAAGAAAAAGACAAGAGGCGAAATTAAAAGAAAGCGTCCCTCAAGATGATATATCTATTTTAGAAAAACAACTACAAGAAGCAAAAAACGCAAATAGTAAATTAGAAAATATAATTGAAAAAAAAGGAAAGATTAAAAAAAATAAAAAAAATAAAAAACGCCGCAAACAAAAAAATAAAAAATAATGAGGATATATAATATACAATGACATTATTTTGGTTAAATAACCCGTCTGTTTTATTAAATAAAGATGAGATTTTAGAACTGTGGCCAAAAAGTACTCAAAGTTTAGAAAAAAAGCTCAATTCAATAACAAGAATAGTTATTTTAATGGGATTTTTAGGATATTTTTTAACAAAGTCTATTAAAATACCAATAAGTGCTTTCGTGACATTAATAATAATTGTTATTATTTACAACACTCAAAAAAATAAACATCATAAAAATTCAAAAAATATAGATATTCATGAAGGTTTTGATAACCCAGCACAATATATTAATTATAAAAAAAATTTCACTCCCCCAACAACGCAAAATCCTTTGATGAATGTTTCTCTTCCTGAAATTAAATATAATCCAAAAAGAAAAGAAGCAGCGCCATCTTTTAATCCGGATGTTGAAAAAGATATTAATGAAAAAGCTGGAAATGTGGGAGTTGATCCTAGATTATTTAAAGATTTAGGAGATAAATTGGATTTTGAAAATTCCATGCGACAATTTCATTCGATGCCAAATACAAAAATACCCAATGACCAAGAGGCATTTGCCAAATTTTGTTATGGTAATATGCCGTCTTGTAAAGACGGTGACGCGCTCCAATGTGAAAAAAACAACAAAAGGTGGATTAATTACTAATTATTTTATTTACTAATAATTTTATTTACTAATTATTTTATTATAATATAAAATAATAATATTTTATATAATTATATAAATGACAACGCAAAATAATATTTTCAATAACTCATCTAGTATCGGAAATGATAGTTGTGGAATAATGGCCCGTGATCAACAAAACAATAACATTGGATCATACCATACTACTAATTACTTTTTAGCTGATTGCGGTACAACAAAACCAGTTAATTTTGCGACAAAACAACCAGGTATCTTTTTTGATAGTGGTCCGAGTGCTGGTGGATGCAATATTGAAGGTGATTCCGATTTAAAAATTGGTTCAGTTCAAACTCACCCAAAATGCCGTATTAGTTTATTTCAAAGACCTTTTGCTACTGTGCCGTATTTAGGAAGAGGACCACCTCGTCCACTTGTTGAATCAAGAATCCAACAAGGAACGATGGTTCAAGATTTAAAAAGTTGTAAAACTGTTACTGAAAAATCATTTGCCGCTCATACCCTGACTCCTTTAATCCCGTCTGTCGCGGCTACTGTACAAAACCCATCTAATTTAGTAGAAGGTGTAGCACACGAAGGCTGGATTAGAGGTGGATTGCCCAGTAGAGAGTTATCAAGAGATCAGGAATATTTACGAAAAAATAACTAATTAAAGCAATATCATTATTAAATATTTATATGTATAATTATTCATATAAATTAAAATACAATATCAATGACGATGATACCAAAGTTTATCAACAAGATTATTTGAAATCTATTAATCTCGAAACATATGATTATTCAAAAATTTGTTCAATTATGGATAATTTATATAAAAAACATAAAAAGTATTTTGATCCGTGTATTGAAATAATAAAAAAAAACAGCGATTATCCATTTGCTCTTACAGATATCATGGCGTTTCAAATATTATTTTCGTATGATGATTTTGTATATACACATCGTTTTTTAGAAGAAATACATGAAAATCCGAATAATAAAGGATTAATAACACAAAACGATTTATTAATACATTTAAAAAAAGAATTTAATAAATAATCTCTCTTATAAATAAATGACATCCACTAGAATGATTTATGATAAGGCAAGTTTTTGTGAATATGTAAAACAATCTAGATCACCGTTTTTATATGAAACGATGAAATTGAAATGTGTTTCAAATTCAACAGCATTTCCATGTTTAGGATTAAATATGCCTACTATGATTAATGGTTATAATAATAAAATATTATCAAATAACGCTCCCGATATTGAAAGTGCGTTATTTGGTATAGGCAATCATAATAAAAAAATAATGAAAAAATCAACTATTTCACCAGAAATTAATAATATTCCATATGCTTCTTTTTTCAAATTACCAGATACAATTCTCCCCGAACCTTTATATTTAGAAAAATCCCAAAGACCTAGAGGACCGTTTTGTTAATTTATTTTTGATTAAACTTTTGTAAAATAAATTGAATATTGAATTTTATATATATTTATTATTTTAAAATAACAAATATATGGTTAAAATAGATTTCAGTAAAGATTTTAATCTCACACCTGACGAATTTATTAAGAAAGGCAAAGTATTTGAATTTATCACCAAATTTGAAAAAGGAAAAACAAGCATTTCAGTTTTATCTTCTGTTACATTAGACGGTGATGGTATTTATAAACTAATAATAAATGGAAATTATAAAAGAGGTAGTTCAGTAGAGGTATCGATTGGAAACCAAACCTCAACAATAGAAAATATGTACTTAATTGCTATAACTAGTATGGAGGAAATAATACCAATACTAATAACAAAAGATTACCCTGATTCATTAATAAAAATAGCCGAAGATAAAGCAAAAAAAATACAGGAAGGCAATAAAAACTAAATAACACCATAATTATATAATTAATTATTTTCAGCAACAATAACGATAATATCTTGTAATTCAGATTCAACCTTTTCGCCTATGGTGACGGGTATTATGGGAGGCGCTGTTCTATCTAAAAAATGTGGATTTGTATTATAATTTTCATTAGATCTAGAAAATATATAATTATCATTAATGCTGATTTGACGACTATTATTTCCAGTTAAAGTATCATTAAAACGCCTTTGAATATTTATATGGATACAGCAATTTATCCAAATGGAAATAATAACCGCTACAATACACAATATAATTAAAAGTATTATGGTTATTGTAAGCATATTAAATAATATAAATAATTATTTAATATATTTTATATTAAGGAAAAAGGGTTTTTTTTTGGTCAAAATATTTTGTTTTTTTTTAATATTTGAATAACATTAAACCGTTATAATTACTATGTACTTTAGAAATTTATGATATAAAAAAAAATATAATCAAAGTATATATTAATGTCGTTTACAAGATTTAGTTACGATAATTATAGAGTTAAAAAACAATTAGAAGAATCAACAGGCGTTGGAAGATATATGTTAAATGTCCCTGGTCCTGGCTCTGATTTAAGTTTTTTTGAAGATCCACAAATAAGGCTTCAAAAATGGGGTGCTAATTTAAGAAAAGTTGCGAACGGTGCTCCAATTGATATAGATAGTGATTTAAACGGTGTTACAAGACCTTTATCTAAAGACTGTAGTAATCTTAGATATCCTTTTAATAAAACAGTTTATTCTGAAAAAGTAGATTACCCAACTAATAAAAAAACAATTACGCAACAAACACGAACTACTCATCCATCATGGATGTATCGTGATTTAGAACAAAATAATAAATATCCATTGTTTTTAAACCCACAAGAACACGTTTTCAGACCATTTCATAATAATATCAATACAAGACTTTTAGAGAGAGATAATTTTATTCCCGAAATCCCTTGTTCAAATTTACAATAAAATCAAAATATTTTTTTTATTTAAGAAAATATGTTGTCTTATATATAATGGCCGAAATCGCAATTCCAATGTTTGCTTTAGGATCCATGTATATTTTGGCAAATCAAAACCAAAATACATCGGAAAATTATGAAAATATGAAAACAACGAAATTACCCGAAGGTAATTTACCTACTGGTAAACCAATAGATCCGGTACAAAATTATCCTGTTCAAAAAATGAAAGAATTAGGAGAAAATACTAGTTATTATCTATCGCCAAACGCAGCCACCGATAGATATTACCAGCAGGAAGTTTATGAAAAAGCAGTTGAAAATCCAAATGTTTCAGCAAATCAAAATAAATTTAAATCATTAACAGGAGAGAATGTACAAAAAAAGGATATTAAATTTAATAACATGGTACCTTTTTTTGGTGCTAAAATAACCGGACAAACTTTTGATTATAGTAACGGGGCCGCTGCTTCTATTTTAGATAATAGAGCGGGAACAGGAAAACAATGGATAAAAAAAAAAGCTCAGGCTCCTTTATTTAAACCTACCGCCAATATGGGATGGTCACATGGTGCACCTAACATGAGTGATTTTTATCAATCACGAGTGAATCCTTCAAGGAAAATTTCTAATAATAAACCATGGGAGGAAGAAAGAGTTGGACCTGGTTTAAATCAAGGATATTCCGCCGAAGGTATGAATGGGTTTAACGCTGGTATGATGGCGAGAAAGGAATGGCTTCCCAAAAATGTCGATCAATTAAGAAATACAACAAACCCCAAGGTTACATATGGTTTAGCAAATCACGAAGGACCTGCTAATTCTTTTATTAAGACGCGTGGTGTAGAAGGACGTGTTGAAAAACAAAGACCAGATACATATTATTTAAACACACCTGATAGATGGTTTACAACGGGCGGTCAAGAAAAAGCCCAAACAGCAAGATCAGAACAACCTATGCAGCCAGTAAATAGACCATTTACAACGAAAGAATATTACGGTACTGGTGGAGGTGATGTAAACGGTGCCGAAGGACCAAGAGTTGAATCGGTTTATGAACCATCCAGAAAAGTAACATTGGAAGGTCCGGTTAAATATCCTGGATCAGCACATAATTTAAATACTTCTAATAAAATGGCAAATTTAAATCATAACTATGGAAAAAGTGGATATAAATCTCTTCCAAACGCAAGATCTACGACCGGACAAAATAAACAAATGGGTATTGTAGGAGGATGGTTAAAAGCAGCAATAGCACCTGTTATGGACGTTTTGAGACCATCTAGAAAAGAAAATGTAGTAGGTAACATGCGACCAAACGGTAACGCAAGTGGTAATTTTGGTGTAAATCAAGCACGCGTATGGAATCCAGCTGACCGTCTCAAAACTACTATAAAAGAACAAACTGAAAATAATACCTACCAAGCACAACCTGCGTATGACCATGGCGGTGGTTATGCTACTTCAAAATATTTAAGATATGAAAACCAAAGAGATACGACAAACTGTTCGGATATGGGTTCAGTAGGACCAACTCCTTACACAACAAAAAGCGGATCGCAACAAGCGGCAAGAAACGCTAGATTAAACCCCAACAAAGAAATAGTGTCTCAATCTCGACCTGGTGGTGCTGGTCCTACGCACTGGACAGAAAAAAGTGGATCTCAAGTAGCAGCCAGAAACGCAAGATTAAATCCAAACAAGGAAGTAATATCTCAATCGCGACCTGGGGGAGCTGGTCCGACACATTGGACGCAAAAAAGTGGGTCACAAGTCGCGGCAAGAAACGCGAGATTGAATCCAAATAAGGAAATAATATCTCAATCTCGTGGCGGTGGTGCTGGTGCAACTCCCGGGTCACAAAAAGCATCATCACAAGTCGCAGCAAGAAACGCTTATTTGAATCCAAATAGAGAGATTGTATCGAAATCAAGAGCCAATGGTGGTAATATGGATATGTTTAACAGTAATATGAATATTAAAAGTTCTAAGATAGGTTCTACACAATCTTCGCAAGGCATGGCGAATATGCCAAAACAAAGTTTTGCCGCTGAGAATTATGGAAGTATGGGATATAAAAATACCCGCGATTCAACTGTCGGAATAAGTAGAACAGATGGTAATTTATTATCGGCTTTTAATTCTAATCCATATACTCATTCACTTTCAAGCGCGGTATAAATAAATATTATTATTTAATTTATTATTAAAAGTAGTTTTTCTATTAATAATAATGAGTAATATAGAATCGGAACTCACCAATGGTATATTAAAAACCAATGATATAGTAGAAACCAAAGATATATTAGAAATACATTTAAAAATTAAAAAAAAGTTAGAGAATTTTATTGAATTTAATAAAATTCCCCACATTATATTTCATGGGGCTTCCGGGTCTGGTAAAAGACATATACTTAATTTTTTCATAAATAAAATATATAAAGATAAAAATGACATTAAAAAATATGTTAAATTTATTAATTGTGCCCATGGAAAAGGAATTGGATTTATTAGAAATGAATTAAAATTTTTCGCTAAAACAAATATTAATGATAAAAAGGGGACATTTTTCAAAAGTATTATATTGTTTAATGCTGACAATTTAACTATAGATGCTCAATCAGCTCTTAGAAGATGCATAGAGGAGTTTAGTCATACGACAAGATTTTTTATAATTGTTGAAGAACAAAATAAATTATTAAAACCTATTATTTCTAGATTTTGTAATATATTTATACCAATTGAGTCTATAAATAAAAAAAATATTTCATTACATTTTTTTAAGAATAATTTATTAATTTCAGAAAATAATATTTTAAAAATAAAAAGAAAAAAATGGTTAAAAAATATATTAGAAAAAAAAGATAATTATAAAAATCATACAAAATGTTTTCAATTAGTGGATAAATTATATGAAAATGGATATAGTTCTTTAGATGTTATGGATTTATTTAGAAATACCAATATTATTAAAAATGAAAACAAATATTTAATGCTAATTTACTTTGATCAAATGAGAAAAGAATTTAGAAACGAAAAGCAACTTTTATTTATCTTAATAAATTTCATGTTATTGCGGAAAAACTTATCTTTAGAAAATATCTATAATTTGTAAATGGACGATTATAATATTTCAGCAATATCGGAAGCTAAAAATGAATATTCGGCACGACTAGCCAATATTATTACCCCTTTGATAATTGAAGGAATTAAATCAATATTTAAAGAAGCAATTGAATTGTGCATTGTAAATGACGAAAAAGAAAAATATCTTATGACCTTTCAAAATTTTTTAACAAGGGTTCCAAAATGGAACCAGTCTATTATCAACTCTGAAACAGAGCGAATTATAAAAAAAAGTAAATGTAATTACTTAGACGATTTAATTTCATGTGTTCATATTTCACAACTTAAAATTCTTACAAGTATTCGTGTTTCTAATAAGCAAAAAAAGGTAGATATTGAAATACCAAAAGTAAATGCTTTCATTCACAGTATTTATATTAAATTTGCTAGGAAATTATACTCAAATGTATATTTATTTGAAACCGCGATTTCACCTCTTCAAGTACAAAAAAATAACAGAGAATGTGAATTAATATGTAAAGAATGTATTTTAAATGTAATAAGAGAGAATATTCCAGTAGACAAAATCTTAAGAGCTTACATTGATAAAACAGAAGAAGAGGAAGAGGTCATTATTGAAACAGAATTAAAAGAAACTGTCGATGATGTAACAAAAAACAATATGGAAGCAAACAAAGATTCAAACAATGAAACAACCAAAGATTTAACAAAAAACAATATGGAAGCAAACAAACAGAATATTGAGATTGGTGATAACAAAATAGAAAATAAAACACAGGGCGATATTGTTATAAAAAAAGTTGAACACGAATCAAAATTAAATACTATTAAAAGCGCGCCAAGTATTATAAATACCGTAAATGAAACCATTACTAAAGAGAATTTTTTAACAAAATTTATTGGTAATAAATCTTCACATACACAACCTTTAGTAGAAGATACAACAAAAAAACCTATTTTGCCCATTAAAACAAATAAAATATCATTCTCCGAAAATGATTTTGTAAAAGAATACAATACAGCATCTTCGCCAAGATCATCAAGCGCTTCTCCTGTGAGTGAAATTCTTGCTCCAAAAAATATTAAAAGATTGGAAGAAATAAGTACAATTAGAAATGAAGCTAGAAAAGCAGAGGAAGAAGATGAAGAAAATGATGGTGAAAAACTAACAATATTTTCTAATGACCCATCGCCATTGAAATTAGATGCCTTGGAAATAGAAAGTTTGCCTGAGTTACCCAAAACACCTAGTTCACCTTCTTTAAAATCTTCGGTCCATTTGAAAAAAGATGTTTTGGATATACAAACTTTGAAATAATTCGTTCTATTCTTAAGACTTTTTTTTTTATAAATATAAATGAACAATTATATATTTGTTTTAGCGTTGTGTGTATCTGTATCTTTTTTCTTGTTTAAATTTTTAGAAATGAGATTTATATTAAAACAAAATAAACCATTAAAAAGTTTTTTTAGGGATAGTTTATTAGTATATTTCAGTGTTTTAATAGGTAGTTTTATATTAGAACAGGTTGGAACTTTTAAAAACTTTAAAACACCTGTGTCTGTATTCACGGATACCCCAAATTTTTAATTTAACACTTTCAATAAAATAATATTAACAGTTATGTTAATATTAATTAAAAAATCAGTTATGTTAATATTAATTAAAAATCAGTTATTTGATTGAGAATTCACTTTTTAAATAAGGTTTATTCTCTTACATAGGAAGGGATAATATCAATATTTAAAACATTTTTTTTTTTATTTATTTTTTTCCTAGTTATTTTAAATTTTTCGAATAATGGATTTTTAATTTGTTTTTGTGGTGTATAATTATGAACGGTTCTCGCAATCATTTTATACAATTTAAATTCGGGATATCTCTCTTCTCCGTTATTTTTATATAAAATATTGCGTCCCTTGTCATCTTTACACCAATCAGATACTATTTTTGCTACGCCATATATTTTATCATCGTGTATATCATCAATAAAAAAATCGTATAATGAACAACCTAATCTACATAAGTCAAAGCTCTTATTGGGTTCTAAACGGGGTTTGTTATCATTAAAAAAGGGTTCGCAATTATATTGAGTTGCCGCATCTCCATTTTTATGAAAACTGTCACTACACAATCTTTTGCCTTTAAATTTATATATGGCTCTTCCAAAATCGATTATTTTCCAAATTTTACCGAATGTAGGTATTTTGTAATATATTTTATCATATTTATAATATAAATATTTTTTTTCTGTCTTTACAAACATTATATTATTTGTATGTAAATCATTATGTGTAAAATCGAACATTTTTTGATAGATAATTAAAGTTATAATTATTTGAAATAAACAAGATCTCCATTCTTCCTCACTAAAAGTATTATCTTCTTGTAAAAAAGAATCCAATGTATTTTCTAACTTTTCCAATGCTATAATTTGTATAGGAAAATTATATAAAACACATTCTATATAGTCATCTTCATTATCAGATAAACTTTCGTCATCACTATCATCTTCGTCACTTCCATCCTCATCGCTGTTTTTACCTTCATATTCATCTATATCATTATCATTTGTTTCGTTCGACGTATGCGATGATGTTGACGAACACTCGGAAGAACTATCGTTTGTATGTTTTGATTCGATTTCGTCATTTTCATTGTTTTCGTTATTTTTATTTGGTTTTTTATATTCAAAAACCAAATCAGATGTCATGATTTCTTTTGAATTAACATCACATTTTTGAAAAACATTATCGAAATCTTCACTAGAAATTTCATCTAAATTTAAAACAATATTGTCACTTTTTGAATCAGAAATATTTATTTTTTTTAAATTTCTTCTAGTAGAGTTATTATAAATAATATTTTCTATATTTTCTATTTTAAATAATGTATCACAATTTTCAATAAAATATGAACTGTCTGTTAAATATTCTAAATCGTCAAAAATGTTATACTTAAAGTTTTTTTTTGTTCCTAAAAACGAACCATAAAAATCTAAACAATGTGGTATGTTATGTTGATGTAGAACTTTGCTTGATAGATATGAAAAAAAAGAATCAACATACGCCGTATTATGAATATGTTGGATTTTTTTATGACATTTACTATTAGTTGTTAATTTAGGCAAAGTTGTTAATGTTTCAAAAGTTAGATTTTTATACTTTCCAACCATAAACTTTATTGGATCTAATAATGGAGAGAATTTAAAAAAAGATTGTTTTGTTATTTTTTCGTTATTTTTTATTATTGAACACATAAAATCGTTTTTATTATCTACCTTTGATACCGTTTTGAGTGTATTTATTTGATTTAAATTAATTTTATTAAAATTTTGCTGAGATAATTGAAAAAAAAGTTTATATAGGGGAATATAATTTTGTGGATTTACAATATCATTATCTTCTAAAGTTTTAAAAAGATTATTATTGTCATTTTTAACATAATTAATACTAAACATTAAATCATAATTATATTAATATTTACCTTTTTAAACTTAAATATTTAAATAACTTTAGTTATTTCTGTGGATCTGACTCTTATTTCTGCGTAGATAACTATTTATTTTTATATTTTTAAATTTTATTATGAATTTAGAATTAAAAAAATTTGATATGAAAAATATTACGTTTGATGCCAATAAAGCATCTGGACCTGTTATTGTTTTAATAGGAAGGAGAGATACAGGTAAGAGTTTCTTAGTTAGAGATTTATTATATTACCATCAAGATATCCCCATTGGAACTGTCATATCAGGAACCGAGGCGGGTAACGGTTTTTATGGTAAATTAGTACCTCGACTATTTATTCATGATGAATATAATACTGTTATTATTGAAAAAATTTTAAAAAGACAAAAGATTGTAATTAAAGAAATAAAAAAAGAAATAGAGGCGTATGGGAGATCGAATATCGATGCCAGGACATTTGTTATTTTAGATGATTGTTTATATGATAATAGTTGGGCTCGTGAGAAATTAATGAGATTACTTTTCATGAATGGTCGTCATTGGAAAATAATGCTTGTTATAACTATGCAATATCCGCTGGGTGTTCCACCAAATTTACGAACGAATATTGATTATACCTTTATTTTAAGAGAGCCATATTTAAATAATAGAAAACGGATATACGAAAATTTTGCCGGCATGTTTCCTACCTTTGAATCTTTTTGCCAAGTAATGGATCAATGTACAGAAAACTATGAATGCTTGGTTGTTTCAAATAACGCAAAATCAAATAAATTAGAAGATCAAATTTTTTGGTACAAAGCAGAAGCTCATAGCGATTTTAAATTGGGTTCTAAAGAATTCTGGGAATTATCCAAAGATATTGGTTCAGATGACGAAGGTGAAACCTTTGACCCAAAAGCTTCTAGAAAAGGACCACGTATTAATGTTAAAAAAAACCGATGGAAAAAAAAAACCGATGGTAAAAAAAACCGATGGTTAAAAACCGATGGTAAAAAAACCGATGGTAAAAAACCGATGTAAAAAATTGAAATTTATAATACTTATTATATTATAAGTATTATAACAAACTACTAACGCGTATAAATGAGTCAAGACAAAGAAATCATCTTAGGTGAAGAAACAGTTGTTTTAAGATTTTATGATCCTTTTGCTAGATTTCATGAAAAAAATAAAAATTGGTGTGATATGAAAATTATATGTAAAGAAACGCAATTTGAAAATGAAAAAATTTATTATGATATGATTTATGAATATGCTTATTCAGGTGAAAATGGAAAAACAGCGAATCCATTTTACGGAAGTCAAAATATTTCACACGGAGATTACATTTATAAAAATATAATGAGTGAACAGCTGATAAAATTAATTATGTTGCCATTCTCAGAATTAGAACAACATAGCGGCGGTATTATTACAGTTCAACAATATAAAACAGATTTACTACATGCGTCAGAACATCTATGGGATTAATAATTTAAGTAAATAATTATTTGTAAATTTAAATAATTATTTGTAAATTTAAATAATTATTTTTAAAAGTAATAATGTAAATATTAATTAATCATTTTTAAAAGTAATAATGTAAATATTAATTAATCATTTTTTTTTTCACTAATTTCAACTTTGACATTTGCCGCTTCTTTAGCTGCTCTTTCTGTTGCTCTTGTTCTAATATTTTCACCCTCGAAAAGCTCACGGCGAATATCAGCACTAGATGAATTATCTGATAAATTTGTTTCTAAACTGGTGGCACCTACACCAATTAAATTACCTTCTTTGTCAATATTTTGTGTTAGTTTATTTCCAGATTCTTTAGCCAGTTTTTTATTTTCATTAATGGCATTTTCTTTCGCTTCTTTTACGCGTTTTTCAAATTCTTGTTTAGCCTTTTGTTCATTTGTTTTTTTCTCAGACATCAACTGATTTAACTCTTCTTCCAAGTATTCAACTCTACCCGTTCGGTAAGCTTCTGGATTTACTGGAACCCACATACCAACGGGACATACACCGATATCATGATGAGGGTCTACCTCACGCAATAATTTTGCACGTAATTCTGCTTCTTGTTGTGTAGGGAAACAACCTCGAATTTTAACTCCTCTTGTGTTTGTTTGAAAGTTTACTTCTTCATTGAAACTTTTTTCTAGATCATCTTCTTTAGCATCTAAGAAATTTTTCCAATCATCACTAACTTTGGAATAAGTAATTTCTTCTTTTTCACTTTTTGTATACTCTGAAAAATCCTCCATTAACTTGTCGAAATTCATATTATATTTAAAAGAAATAAAATTTAGAAATTGAGTAAATTTTTGAATTGATTTAGTAAAATCGTAGTGTTTTAGGAATTCTTGAAAAAAAAACAAATTTTTCTGTTTTAATAAATTTTCTGGAGCTACAAATGATACACACGCAAATTTCTGCCCTGCGATTGGCTTATCTTCATCTAATAAATCAATATATTTAGGATTATTAGAACCATCGGGCATTTTCATTCTTTCGAATCCATTTACTTTAGACATTATATAAGATTATCGTGATTCTATTTTTAAGTTTTTATTAAATATAATATATTTTTTTTTTCTATATGAATTATATAAAAATGTTCGGAGAATTAGGTCAAATTTTAGATCTTGGTGAACTTGTTCGCCGTGTTGTCAAATACGTAGTTGAGGGTCTTATGGTTGCTCTTGCTGCTTACGCTATCCCTAAACGTTCTCTTAACGTTGATGAGGTGGGACTCATTGCTTTAACCGCTGCTGCTACTTTCTGCATCCTCGATGCCTACGTTCCTAGTATGGCCGTTTCTGCCCGCTCTGGCGCTGGTTTCGGTATTGGTGCCAATCTTGTTGGTTTCCCCCAGATGTAAATTAAGCCACATTTGCTAACTAATATTTAATTTTAATTTAAAATTAAAATTAAAAACTAAAAAATTTTAATTATTTTTTTTTACGAGTTTTTCGTTTTTTTTTACGAGTTTTGCGTTTTTTACGAGTTTTGCCACCATTCATGGTACGCGACGAAACGATTTTTTTTTTACTAATAACCCATTTATTTGTCTTACTTTCCATAATATCTTTCATTTTTTTTTCATCTTCTTTTGTTTTATAAAACATTGTTATAATAGCATATATATCGCTTAATTGATTATTATTAGAACAGTTTATATTTGAATTTAGTAGTGGATTTCTATTATAAGTTCCGATTGTTAACTGATTAAGAATGTATAAAATTAATTTGTTGATGTTTTTTTTATTTTGAAAAAATAAATTTTTTTCATTATTTTCGTTATTTCTATTTGTCGGTTTTATTATTTTTAATGATCGTCTGCTTAATGGTAAAGTTGCTATTATCCCATCTGATCCGTCTAGTTTACTGTGTGACACCAATAATATATCAATTCCAAAACCATAACATTTTCCAACATAACTATTTCGATGCTCTTTAAATCCTGCCTGTTGATTACACGTATTTATTATGTTTGTTATAAGAGCGGATAAATTTTCATTTTTAGTTTTAAATGTTTCGCCTCCCCTACCAATTCCAATAATCGGTGCCTCTGTATTTAAAATAACTTCAGATTGACGAAATGTCGCGCTTTTGGATATAAGCGATTTGTCCCAATTCCATGAATTTCCTTCACGCAACGCATCTACAAATAAATGTGCCTTTTTAAAAAAACGACATAATTGTCTTTTGTAAGATTCTTTAATAGAACATACATTTAAAACTGCCAAAACGATATAGGTATATTTTTCACAATTATTTGTTGATTGAACAATTACATCGAATATTTTTCTAATTGATTTAAAAGACGTTCCCAATGCTTCATATTCTATGTTTTTACCAGTATTAATAGCGTCTCTAAGATTTTTATATGTACTAGCAGATCCACCACTGGTTTTTATGTTTTTTATTTTTTTTTTTTGATTCGCTGAAAAAATAAGATTTTTATAATTATTTAATGATTTATTTAATAATTTGTTTCTACTATCTTTGCCTTTTATAAATGACTCAAAATCAACCGCTAAATTTATTTTTTGTACCCTTCTTCTCTCCATTGGGTCTTCTAATCCTAAATTATGTTCTCTTATTAATAATTTGCGAATTTCTTCGGCTTTGTTTGTAGGACTAAATTTATTATTGCGACCATGTCGACATCTATCTTTTTCAATAATTCTTTTACCTTCCCTTGTATTTAAATATAATTCATCCATTTTGTATAAAAAATCTTTTTTTATTTTATCGGAACTAGAATTCCATACTTCCTCTGTCCACAAGTTAGGTTTGGTTTTTTGAAAGAGTTTTCTAACTGCTATTTTATAATTTGAATTGGTCGCAACTTGATAGTCGTGCGATACCTCATCGCGCACCCACTCATTATTTTCAAAAGCATCAAAATTTAATCTTTTACAATATTCTCTAGCATTATCGAATCCACTAGTTTTTCCAGACCCCTGTAATCCTAATCCGACAACTAAAAATCTTATTTTAGAATTATTTTTTATAAAATCTTTTCTTTTAGAATTAATATTGGCTGATAAATTTCCACAATTATTTTTAAAAATTTCTTGTTGTGAATTTCTATCTGCACTCCCTATATTTATGTTTTCATTAAAAAACATATCATTGACATAAAAATCATTATCATTATAATTTTGCTCTGTCATATAATATAATATAATATATTAAAACAAATAATAAATAATTAAATTATTTATTATTTGATATTTAAATAATTATCCAATAATTATATTAAATGTATTTCCTGATCTTATATGGCATAAAATATTAGAATATAAACACGTCCTATGGAAATGGAAAATCATAATTCTTTACAAGAAATCAATAAAGATAATAAATTATATTATTGGAGCAGTGGTATATTATATGTGTATGATGATAAGATGGGATGTTAGATTTTGTATATATAAAATATACGCATACAAAGAAAATACTTTTTTGACAAAAAAATTAAAGATTCGTTTTAAAAAAAAATGTTTATACGCTTACTTAATATAGAGAATGTTAATATAATTATAATCCATATATATCTATCGGCTTATTAGAACATGGTTTGTTTGGCCATTGATTAATTGAATACATAAATTTATTTATTTTAACGCCTTTCAGTTTATTATCACTACAATCAGAACATGGTGCGTTTTTTTCAGCTCCGTCATAACACATTGCTATATAACCATGTCCTTGGGGATTTCTATAGTTTTGACATGTGCCACTTCCAACTGTTGACAATGTTGGCATCTGTAAATAACTTAAATCTGATATTTTGCTACATTGCTCAGGTGTTAAATTTTCAGCGTCAATAAGTAATCCATCAAATAAGTTATTTCTAGAATCGCCCTGATTATTTGTCCCTTTTAAACATTTAGATATATCCTTCCATGAAGGTAAGTCATCGCTTCCTGTCATATTCAATATCCCCCATACTTTCATATTAGTTTCTTTTTTTTTTTGTTTAATAATATCCCAATAAGCTGGATCACCACCATTATCCCATGGACAAGCTTTTTTTCCAACTTTGGCCGCAGTAATATAAACTCCATCCACATTTTTCATATTTTGTGGTTGTTTAAAACAATCCGCGACATCAGCGCTTCCTGTAGGATAACAAGTTTTCATAGACAATAAACTTGATGATTCAAAATTTTCTTTTTTACAAGAAAATATCATAATTATAAAAATTACTAAAAATACTAGAAATACTAAAAACATTAAATTCCATTTATTCTCCATATTTAATATTTATTTATATATTAGTTAAATATTAAATTGTTGGAACAAACTCCCAGTGTAACTCACCGCATATTTTTTTCCATATCTCATCTTGTTCTATTCTTTTAACGGGGTCTTTTAACATTGGAAAAAAAGGCAAAAACTTCTCCTCTCCCAATAATTCACATATTTTATATAAAACGTAATAATAATTTAAAAAATTAACTCTACCGTTTGGACAATGTTTCGAATAAGGTTTTTGAATATCCATAAACAAATTACATAATTTATTTTCCAATTCAATGCTCATGACAGGTGGTTTTATCCCTAGTTTATCTTTAATAAAAGGTATATGCTCATAGAATTTATTATATCCTAATTTTTTTAATATATCCTTAGCTTTTGTATTTGTCATACTTTTAACAGTAATTCTCTCTTTTTTTATTTGATTTTTAATATTATTTAAAACTTCTTCAGGTATAACTGTAGTTTCCTTTGCCTGAAATTGGGCTAATATTTCCCTAAAATGATTAATACGTTTATAAGCATAAAAACAAACTTCTTTAGGTGGTTCTTTATAAGATGGTTTTTCATTTTCGATTAGTATTTTTTTTTGGACACTACATTTTTTACATACGGAAACACCTTCGCACTCTATTGGTATTAATTCTCCACCACAGTGACATGTTTCATATTTTAAAGTATAATTCTCCATATTTAAATATTTAACATCTAAATTAGATAAATAATTATTGACAGTTTTATCCGAATCTTCTTTTTTAATACCATTATTTTTAGTTTTACTTTTATTAAAAAAATTATGTAAGATTTTTGTTTTATTATTGCCTTCAGATTGATTTTTTTTTTTTTCAAAATAATTAAATATATGTTTAGAATTTTTTAACAAATAGTTTTTTTTTTTTTTTTTTTTTTTTTTTTTTTTTTTTTTTTTTTTTTTTTTTTTTTTTTTTTTTTTTTATTTTTTTTTATTTTTTTTTTTTTTTCTTTTTGTAATTCTGGAAGAATTTTTGTATTTTGATCATGAAATAATTTCATTTTTTCATTATGTGTGCCATCCAAAGTTACTGAAGATTTACCTTTTTTATTAATTTTTTTTTTTGGTTTAGGCTTAAAATTTGGCATTTTATATAATAATAGTTGTTTTATTTAATAATTAATTTATCAAAAACTAATTACTTATTTTATAAAAAATATAGTTTTTATCTAAAATTTATCTTAGTTTGTATTTTTTTTTGTTTTTCTTTGATAATTTTATATGGAAAATATATTAATTGATGAAAATCAAGACTTTAAAATAGATCCAATTACACTACAGAAAATGGCATTTGTTTATAATTCTTTAGAGAAGGGATGGAGTGTAAAAAAACATAAAAACTTATATATTTTTAAAAAAAATCATGAGGGTAAAAAAGAAGTTTATTTAGATGAATATTTAAAACGCTTCATGAAGGAGAATTTGGACATTAATAATTTAAGTTTTGATTGATTGTAGTAAAACATTTAATTAATTAATTAAATGTTTTTTGAAAAAATTATTTTCTTTAGCAATATTATAAAATGGGAGGAGGATTAATGCAACTCGTAGCTTACGGAGCTCAAGATGTCTATCTTACAGGTAACCCACAGATCACTTTCTGGAAAGTGACCTACCGCCGTCACACTAACTTTGCTATGGAATCAATTGAACAAACTTTTAACGGACAGGCCGATTTCGGCCGCAGAGTCCAGTGCACGATCTCCAGAAATGGTGATCTCGCCTACCGCACATACCTTCAGGTCACTCTCCCCGAGATTGGCCAGGATGGTTGCTGTGGCGACGTCGATGACTGTGACAAAACCTTTGCTCGCTGGCTCGACTACCCTGGTGAGCAGCTTATCTCAATGGTTGAAGTTGAGATTGGTGGCCAGCGCATCGACCGCCAGTATGGTGACTGGATGCACATCTGGAACCAGCTTACCTTAACCGCCGAGCAGGAGCGTGGTTACAACAAAATGGTTGGACAGACTACTCAGCTTACATACCTTACCGATCCTAAATTCGCTGATGTTGACTCGGCTTGTGCTGCCATGGACGTCCCCGCCGCCGTCTGTGCCCCACGCAACGCTCTTCCTGAGACCACTCTTTACATCCCACTTCAGTTCTGGTTCTGCCGCAACCCCGGACTTGCTCTTCCTTTGATTGCCCTTCAATACCACGAAGTCCGCATCAACCTTGAGCTTCGTCCTTCGGATGAGGTTCTTTTCGCTGTTAATAACTTAACCGCCGATGCTACCAATGCTACCACCGGTAAAACCAATGGATCTTCTGTTAAGGACACTGTTTCCTACCAGAAATCCCTTGTCGCCGCTTCGCTTTACGTCGATTACGTCTTCCTTGACACCGACGAGCGTCGCCGCATGGCCCAGAACCCACACGAGTACCTCATTGAGCAGCTTCAGTTCACTGGTGATGAGTCCGTTGGTTCCTCGTCCAACAAAATCAAGTTGAATTTCAATCACCCTTGTAAGGAACTTGTTTGGGTTGTCCAGCCAGACGCCAATGTTGATTACTGCTCGTCTTTCCTTAAAGCGACAAATCTTAACATGGCCCTTGGTGCTCAGCCATTCAACTACACTGATGCCCTTGATGCCTTATTGCCATCTATCGGTGCTTTCGCTGGACCAGAAACCGTCCAGGGTACGAATGAATTCATCAATGCTAATGGTTTGTTCCAGGACCCCGGAGCCGACTCGTATGCTGAAGCAGGATCCCAGTGGGGTACTTCGGTCACGGGTGACGATTGTGACACAAACGGATTATCCGCACCTTTCCCTGTAAGTGACCACGGTGACTCTGGTGTCTCTGATGCCGGTGCTTTCGTTCTTGCCGAGTCCGCCTTGACCATGCACTGTTGGGGACAGAACCCTGTTGTCACCGCCAAGCTCCAGCTTAACGGCCAGGATCGCTTCTCGGAACGTGAGGGAACTTACTTCGACCTTGTTCAGCCTTTCCAGCACCACACTCGCAACCCAGACACCGGCATTAACGTTTACTCGTTTGCCCTTCGCCCTGAAGAGCACCAGCCATCTGGAACTTGCAACATGTCTCGTATTGACAACGCTACTCTTCAGCTTGTTCTTTCCACCAACGCGATTGGCGGCGATAACACCGCTAAGGTCCGTGTCTATGCCACCAACTACAATGTCCTTCGTGTCATGAGCGGTATGGGCGGTTTGGCATACAGTAATTAAATCTTATTACGTTATAATTTGTTGCGTATACGCTAAATTGATTTAAAGATATTATAATTTATATTATTATAATACCTTTCAATACCTTTAAAAATGGAAACATGTAAATGGATTCAGTCAAATAAAAAAACATGTACATTAAAAGCTGTTGCTAATAAACACTATTGTAAATTACATCATAAATTCGAAGGTTTATTTGAACCAAGCGAATTAAACAATATCAAAAGATGTAATCGATGCGATAAACCTTATAAAAATGAGGATAATTCTGTAAAAAAATGCGATAAATGTATTTCTAATTTAAAAGAATACAGTGTTAAATTGGCAATTAAAAGAAATAAAAATAAAAAAAAGTGCGAATGGGTAAATCAAAAAGGTGTTCCATGTGCATGGAAAACAAATAAACCAGACTACTATTGCAAACGACATTCTGTATACAACATGTTCACGCCTGACGATATTCCAAATCTCACAAAGTGCTCGGGATGCAAAATTTATTTAAGTGCGAAGGCAACTTAGTTAAGGCTGATGGAAAAAAACATGCGAAAAATGCCAACAAAGGAGTCGCAAAGCATCAAAAAAAAAATACATTAACCAAAAAAAATGTGTTGCTATAACTAAAAATAAAAAGAAACAATGTAATTACAGAGCACTTGAAAACGATGATTATTGTATGAAACATCAGAGAGTCAAACAATATAATGAACTTGTCGCGCAAAATAAAAAAATTTGTAAAAATTGGGTAAGAGGGTGTTTCAATGAATTAACCACCAAGGATAAATCTTACTGTGGTTTATGTCGAGATTCTAAAAACAATAATAAAATAACAAAACTTACTATTTATGAAGAAAAATTTAATACTTATAGAGGTGAAGCAAAAAGAAGAAAAATAGAATGGGCATTGGAAAAAGAACAGTCTATTTCACTATTCAAAAATGAATGTATATATTGCGGTATAAACAATGGGTTAAACGGTATTGATAGAATAAACTCCGAAAAGGGGTATACCTTAGAAAATACAACCACTTGTTGTGGTATTTGTAATAAAATGAAATTAAACCATACTGTTGAAACATTTATTAATATTATAACACATTTGGTTATAAAATTAAATTTAGTAGAAAATCCATTGTTGTATAAAAAGTCATTTTCATACATAAACCCGCAATTATTATTTTTTAAAAGTAAAATAAATACTTCATATGTTTCTTATAAAAAGAGTTGTACAAAGCGTAACATAAAATTAAATATTTCTGAAACCGAATACACCAATATTTTAACATATCCGTGTAATTATTGTGGATGTTTCAACCAAGGTGCTAATGGTATAGATAGGATATACTCCGAATTACATTATGAAATAGACAATATAGTACCATGTTGTAAAACCTGTAATTTATTAAAAGGACCTCTTACTCTTTTACAATTTAAACAAAAACTAAAAAATATTTATAATAACAGTGTTCTTAATAAAAGACCGGATTATGAGTCAAATCCTAAAAATAAATTAATTTCACTTCTATCAAAAAACAATATTAAAATCACAACATTTCCACAATTAAAATTATCAAACCCGATTGAATATTATGAAAATTTGATATTCAAAGGGAATATGGGCGATGTAATGAATATGAAAATAAAACTAGTATTTGTTGATTCTAAAAATAAAGAATTGTTTGAAATATGGCAATATTACCGAAAAACAATAAGCAGTTTTAAGACAAAAAAAGGACATTGTTTATTTGGTAAAAGGATTTATATATTGGTCCAAGATGAAATAAGTAATAAATATATAGGAATTTTATCCCTCTCAAGCGATATTAAATTTCTGGGTGCTCGTGATAATTTCATAGGTTGGGAAAAACATCAACAATTTACTCTTAAGAAATTGGATCATTTGGTTAATATAACGACATGTGTTTCAACACAACCATTTGGGTTTAACTTTAATGGTGGTAAATTATTAACAACTCTAGCGTTTTCAAAAGAAGTATTGGAATTTTATTATGAAAAATATAATACTCATATTTTAGGCATAACAACTATGTCGTTGTATGGAAAATCAGTACAATATGACCGGTTAAAATGTATAAAATACATAGGAATGACAAAAGGAAATAGTTTAAAAAATGTACCCCAAGAAGCACTTGAATTCGCAAAACAACATTTGAAAGAAAATGAGTTATTGACTCCTTCATTAAATAAAAATAATATGTGGGCACTTAAAAAATGTTTAAATAAATTACAAATACCCGTCGAAGACGTCTTAAAATCGACTCCAAAGGGAATATATTTTGGTTATACATCACCAGATTCAAAAGAATACTTATTAAGTGATGGTGGAAATAATGTTCCAAATCCAATAACAAAAGCAAAAACGTGTATTGAAATATTTGATTGGTGGAAAAATAGATGGGCCAAGCAACGATTTACTCATTTAGAAAACAACCATAAATTAAAATAATAAATTATACTATATAACAAAAAAACCAATTTAATAATAAATTAATATTTATTATTAAATGCCAACAATAAAGTTTTCAAAAGAAGAATTAGAAAGAATCAAACAAATATTTAACCAATTTGATAAAAACAAAAATAATACTATTGAAAAAAACGAGTTGACTACATTAGCGATCGCTCTTAATAATTCATTATCTCCAGCTGAATTACAAGATTTTTTTAAAGAATTTGATAAAGATAACTCATCTACTATTACGTGGGAAGAATTTATTGAATACTGGAAAACTAATTAATTTTATTAAAAATATTTAATAAATAATTCATAAATATTTTTATATGGATGTGGCAACAATTATTTTTATGGGATTTACAATTCTTTTATTGGCAACTTGCATAATAATTATTATATTGGGAATTTTAGAATGTTATATTTTAAAAGTTAAAAGACGCGCCGCACGTATTCTTCCTGGCAAAAATCAAAGTGTAAATACAGAGATAGTAAATACAGAAGTAGTTAATCCACGATTTACAGTAATTATATAAATTATATAAAGTATTAAATATTTATATTATCTCATTAATTATATACATGGATAACACGCAATTAATTCTTATAATTCTTATAATTTTCACTGTAAATTTTCTTTTTCAGTTAACACACGGAACGTCACAACAACCAATATTAAATAAATTTACAGAAATACATCACAATCAAAAAATAATACGTAGTCCATCTACAGCAAATTCGGTATATCTTTGGAAACAAGGTATTATGAATAAAGGACCAATTCAAGGTATATTAAAACCGAGGCGTCGTTATAGAGGTGTTGAAAATAAACAACGTCCAATGTAAAAGATATGTTAAGCGCGTAAAATTTTATTAACAATAATTAATCATGATAAAATTATTATCTCGATTATTTATATAATGGATTATACTCAAATAATTTTAATTGCTTTAGT